TCAGAAATTGTCTTCTGGGCTTTTCTTGAATTCCCATTCGGTCATCTTCTTCGCGGCGAGGAAACTCTTGCAATTTGCGATGAACTCGTTACGGTTCGATTCTTTCGATAAGCTCGCCAGATTCATTTCGTACATCTTCGGAGCACAGTTGTCTGCTGTCGGCTCGGGCACTTTTTCCTCTGAGCAAGCTGCCAAAATCATGGCCAATCCCATGGCTGCACCCAGCCGAGCCAATTTGATATCCATATTGTGATCCTTAGGTCATAGCGTTCAGCTTGGTGGTGGGCTCCCTCGAGCCCGGCGGTAGCCTAAAGCGTGGGGACGTGAAACTCCAGCTTCGAACATTTCTCTCGCCATACACCAACGGCCGTTTTGGTTCGAAAACGGCCATTCAAGATTCACCGGTCCAAGCGTCTAACCATCAACCCATAGAGCTAAACGGTTCTGAGCAACCCTACTCCCGGATTCTGATGTGGAACCAGCATGGGAATTCAATCGACATCTCGGTGGGGCAAAAAGTGGGGCAAAATTGCTGGCCAGCTAAAATCGATCAGGCATAAAAAAATCCAGCCACCGTTAAGTGACTGGATTCTTTGGAGTATTTTGGTCGGGACGGAGTGATTCGAACACTCGACCCCTTGCACCCCATGCGTGCGGGATGTACGAAACGCCTTTAAATCCAAGGCATTGAGCGGGCGCTCGCTGCAAACGGTGCCGCACTGTGCAGAACCAATTTTCACCATCCCCCGAAAAACTCCCCACGGGCTCCGGCCCGCATCCGGCGTTCTGCCGACCGACTCACTTCCTTTATATAGCTACCCACAGACAGGCGGCTCCTTGCCCTGGCCCTTGATCACCTCGATACCCCATTCCGGCAGAGGGTCGTGGTAGCCGAACAGGCCGCAGGCGTACATGTCTTCGTGCTCGTTCAGGCCGTAGAGCCGCGCCTCCTCGGCAAACTCCAGCATCTCGCACAGGTGGTCGGCGCCCACCTCCCCGCGCCGGTGGGCGGCCATGGCCATCTCGACCAGGACGGCGGCCCGGCCATCTGGGTCGGTAGCCAGGGCGCATTGGTCGTTCAGCTCATCAAGCCAAGCGCGAGGTATCCCGGCCATCATTCCGCCCTGCACCACCACGACTGCGCGTACATCACGCCGTCGATCTCCTCGATGCCGTTGATGTTCATGCCGAGCTGAGCCATGCCGTTGACCCTGGCATCGTGCAGCCGGGGTATCACATCAGGCCCGGGGGTCGGGTTGAACACCCAGGCCTGGGTCGCGACCCGGCCCAGCGGCTCGCTGTGGTGGTCGCCGATGTGGATGTCAGCCCGGAGCGGAGTGATCTTCCCGAGCTGACTGGTGGGGATGGCCACGCCATTCACGCGGCGGCGGACGAGGAGGAAATACATAGGGCACCGACACTGTACAAAAACACAGTATCTTATAGACGGATCCAGGTGCGGGGAATTGCCGATCAGCGGGTCAGTGCAGTGGTGGCAGATCTTTTCCCCGAGCCTTGGCTATGACCCGGAACTGGTAGTCGGAGACCGCCTGGAACAGAGACTCGGCGAGCAGGCGAAGGCGCTCAACCTCTTCTGGCGGTGCGCCACAATCCTGTGCCTCGTGGAAGGAGCGGAATGCGTCGACAGCCTGCTGGATCATCGGCTCGCCTGCCTCGACCATCCCTATAAAGGTGCGCTTGTCCATTGCGATGACCTGTTCACTTGGTCAGGCCATTATAGATCGACTCGCACGCCAGGCCGGCTATTCGGCTTCGCTCAAGCGCTGCTGCGCAGCTGCCCGCCATTCGGTCAGCGTCTTCAAGCAATCCCCCGAGCACCACGACGGCAGAGGTTCCTGCCTGGCGCTGCTGGGCAGCGATGGCACCGCAGGTTGCTGTTCGGCCGGCGCGCAGTCGGGCGATTTCGCCGCGCAGCCCGCCAGCAGCAGACTCAGCAGCAGCGGCGCGGCCTTGAGCCACTTCCAGTTGTTGTCGTGCACTCTCTCCCTCCTCGTCCGCCAGGGCCTGGCGGCGTTGTTCTTCGGCTCGAGCCTGGGCATCGGCGCGCCGGTCGCGCTCGGATACCTCAAGGCGGTAGTCGGCCAAGGCCTTGGCGGACTTGGCAACCTCCACCAGGGCATCGGCAGTCGCGCCATCGGCAACCACCACCCGATACTGCTGGCCGCCGGCGACCAGCACCAAGGCGATCAGCCACCAGCACCAGGCCGGCACCGTGCCGAGCCAGGTCACGCCAGCGCCCCGCCGAGCTTCTGCCACTGAGCCAGCAACTTCTCCAGGCGGTGCGGGTTTTGCCCGTAGCTGTTGCCTGGAAAGCTCGCCCAGATGTTCGAGCATTTGGCGATTGCCTGCTCAATGCGGCCCGCCTTGATGTCGTCCAAAGCCCGGCGTTCGCGAATCTGCTGCAGGGCGATTCGATCCTGATTCTCCGGCGTGAAGCCGCCCGACAAGCGCAGGCTGGCACGGTACGCATCCCAGTAACGCTCGAGCAGCTGATACCGGCCGGCAGCTGAGCTGGTCACCGGCTTGCCGTTGATGGGGAAGGTCAACTTGCGCCGCGGGTGATCGGTATAGCCCTGGAACAGACCACCGCCGTACAGCACGTTGTAACCGTCTTCGCTGGCCTTGACGGTCGACGTCCCCTCAGAAAAAGCGATCAGATCCAGAAACCGGAGCACGTTCGCGCCTCCGGCCTGGGTTTCGGTGAGTCTGGCCATGTTTTCTCCAGGCACAAAAAAGCCCGCACTGGGCGGGCGTCGATATGAGAGCAAGATCCTTGTCCTTACGGCTTAAGCACCCTGCTGGCCGACACAGCGAAGGCCCTTCGGACTCGCCATTCATCCATGTAGCGCAGGGTGGCCACCATGCCATCCGGCAGGCTTACCGGCCCCCACGAGTAGCCACCGCGCCACTGGTAGCTCTTGCCTGCCTGCAGCCGCATGGCGTTGGCCGGGTTGCGAACACGCTCCTTGTTGATCGCCGTCGTGTACTGCTTGGTCGAGGTCCCACCGCCACCGATGATCTTCCCGTAGTTCTCGAAGATCTGTGATTCGGCTGCAACGCCATACTTCCTGTCGATCCAAGCCGCCAACTGGCCATTCGCGCTGGTGGTGAGCACCGCCCAGGCGTCGGGGTAATCTGCTGGGGAACCCGAGTTGACCGTACTGTCGAATGGGATCGGCTGTGGGAACTGGCCGCCCAGGTAGAACAGCGTGTCGTTGACGCCGGTGGTCACGATCTGGCAGGCGTAGTCGGTGTAAATATCCACGTCCTCCAGCGCCATGATATCGGCATGGACCCCGGAGACACCCGGCATGAAGTCGACCTGGAAGGACTGCAGTAACGGGTACCGACCCAGGCTCACGGTGTTACCCGCCATGAGCTTGTTGACGATGCGGCAGGTGATCCGGTCAGCCGTACCACTGGTAGGGCCTGTCAGCGGCACGCCGTCAGCTTCGATCACATAGGCGACAGAAGCTGCGGTCAGCTTGTTGTCTACCAGGTGGTTGCCACCCGTGAATTCGAGAGTCGGCCACCCGTCACCGTTGTTGACCGCGTCGAAGATCATGGGAGGCAGCCAGTCGGTTCCGAACGCGCTGATCGCACCGCCGTTGCGGATTACCTGGGCGAAGTTGGCCAGGCTGTTCTCGCCATTCGGCCCGAAGACGAAGCCCCGCGTGCCGATACCATCCGGCCAGCTCAGGGTCAGCCTACCCGCTGCGTCGAGGGTGTAGGAGACGCGCGGACCGGTCCCGTTGCCTGCGACAGGGAACTCATAGCAGGCCGGGTCGATTACCTGCGAATAGCCGTTCTGTGGGACGAAGTTCATCCCGTACTGGTTGCCATATGCCTGCAGCTTGGTGGCGTCCAGCACCAGCTCTATTCGAACATCTGTCTTGGTGTTGATCAGTAGGGTCTGGATACCCAGCGTTCGGTCGATCGTCGGCTGCGGGTCGGCCAGGGCCGAGATGGTGGTGCCATTGGTAATGACCGAGGCGTCATAGCCGACGATGTCGACTTCCTCAACGATCCAGCCATCAGCAGCCGGAACCACGGCGGCGTTGCCGTTCTGAAAGTAGCGCAGGCCGTAGTATTTGCCCGGCTTAGCATTGATCACCCGGGCATTCAGAATGACCAAGGTCTGCAGCGTATTCGGCGTAGAAACGCCACCACCACGGCTCACCGACCTGAATGGGGCTATCTGCCCCGCGTTGATGGTGATTGAGTTGGTGATGTCGCTCTTTGCCGGGATGTAACGGCTCGGATCAATGATGTAGCTGTAGCCGCTCTGCCCGCTGCTGTTCGCGGCGATTGCTGTACCGAGCGTAGGCAGTGCTGCCGTGTCCAGGGTGATCAGGATGCGCAAGTCTGGGACAACGGTGCTCGACAATACGACTGTCTGGATCCCGTCTCGCGTGATCGTTGGAGTTCCGGCATCCGTGTAGTTGATGACAGTAGTTACTGGGTTCGCCGCGGTTGCGTAGTTCGCCTGATCGATCTCTTCGACGATCCATCCATCGGGCTTGGCCGTCGGCCCCAGCGCGCTGGATCCGTTCACGTAGTAGGCCAGCCGGTAGTATTTGCCAGCCCTGGCGCCAATGATGCAGATGTTCAGGATTGCCTTGCTGAAGGCGGTGGGCTCTGCACTGGTGATACCGTTCCTGGTCATCCTGCGCAGCGGATAGACCTTGCCGCGGTTGATGGTCAGCGAGTTCGAATTCCAGGACAACAGAGATGAAATTTCAACAGCCACGCCCGCATCGTTTCGGTAGCGGGTCTCGAAAACGTCGCCCGCCCCAGGCACCGAGAAGAAACGATTGTCAGTACCGGTGCCGTTGGTCTTCGTCAGGCCTTCGGCAACTGTTGGGTAGGTACTGATGCTGGCCAGAAACTCGGCATAGACCTTTTTGAGGGTTGGCTTTGTCACGCCATTGATCGTGACGAAGTCCTCATCGGACAGAAACAGCGTGTTGCCAAGGGCGACAAGCTGGTTGAACAGCTGCAGAGATTCTGCGCCGGTGGCCATAGTTCTTCCTCTTCAAATCCCTGAACAGGGACTGGTCTTAATCAGGCGGGCGACTGGTCGTCGTAGGTGTAAACACGGGCGTCGTAGGGCATGCCCTTCATGGCGACGTTGCCGTTTGCGGGGTCTGAGCTGGTGATCAGGGTCGGGTAGGCCCAGCGCGCTGCCGGGCCGAACAGGATGTGCGGCTGCTCCAGCGGTCCACCGATCACGGGCGTGAAGTCGAGGGCATCCACCCTGGCGGTGTACTGGTCGACCTGCGTGGCGGTGAACGGACCAGACAGCGTGCCGTCCAGCTTGCGCACGCCGATTCGGTGCTCACCACCAGCGCTGAAGTCCAGCGGCTCCGAAGAGTGCAGCAGCGTGCCGGAGCCGGTGACTTCGAACGCCAGCAGGATCGCGCTCTGGCACCGCTTGGGAGCGTCATCGGCAACGGCTGCAAAGCTCAGGTAGCCGCTGTTGCTGCCGTCCATCTCGGTTTCCCAGGTGTAAACGTCGGTGCGGAACTTCTGATGCCCGCGCCGGCGCATGCCGAACCGCCAGGCCCTGATCTTGTCGCTGAATCCAGGCATCTTGATCTTCTCGACCTTGGTGCCCAGGTCGCCGGGCCAGCGGCACTCGACCGTTTCCCACGCCCAGGTGCTGCGCGAGAAGTACTCGACATCCACGCCGTCGAAGTCGTTGATCGACGGCATGGCGCCGCTGATCTTGAGCATCTTGGTCATGTTCTGCGGCGAGTAGGTCTGCGTCTTCGGGCCGTAGGAGACGTCGAATGCAGCCCGCGCACCGTCCCGAACCGGGCGCAACAGGCCCCGGAAGGTCACCAGTTCGCCGAACCCGCACGCCAGCGCGTTGTTGATCATGTCCTTGACGGTGATCGTCGAATCCAGCGTCTCGTCGTAGGTGTCGCCGCGCGCAACGCAGATATCGTGGAAGGCCTGCCACTCGGGCAGGTCCAGATCATCATCCGTGTAGCCGCGCTTCTTCAGCTGGTAGATGCACCACGGCACGATGTCTCGGCTTGGTCCGGTACCACCCTCCATCAGGGGAAGGATGCGGGTTGCCTCAACACTGACCTGGCTCTCCGACTGAGCAGAAAGACGGTCGCCGCCACGGATGTTGCAAGTCATCACCGTCAGGCCGGGATAGCTGGTGGGCGAGTTCTGCATGCGCCCGCGCAGGTCCGTCCAGGTGGCGTCGTCGCGGGCTTCATCGTTGATCCGGCCCGGCCGGTCTACGAACTGCTTGCGAATCCTGGCCTCGGCGCGCATTGGATAAGGCAGGATCACGCTTGCGGTGAAACCCTGGGCGTCCAACGATCCGCCGTAGTTGACCTTCTCGATGACCGTCCAGGCACCCGCCGCGTCCATATCCCGGTACTCGAACACGTAGTACGTCGGGATCTCGTAAATCTGCCCTTCCCGGCCAATACCGCAAAGGCCGTTGGCGTAGGTGACTGACCACTCCAGCGCCGTAACCTTCTCGCCCTCGGGGCAGCAGGCGAACGGCCCGCGATAGCCGCCCTGTAGATTAGAGGCGTCCAGCGTGATCAGCCCGTTGACGGTCTGCATGCTGTTGAACCCAGGCCAGCCAGAATCAACCGCCCCGGCAGACGTCAGCCGCTCCACCTCAAGCAGATTTGTGCTGTAGGCCGTGATCCGGTACCGCAGGCCGCGCGGGCCGATGGTGGCCAGGCCTTGCCCCAGCGCCAGGCCCACGACAGGCGAACCACCGTCGTAGTCCAGCGTCATCTCGGCTGGCTGCTCCGGCGTGCCACTGGTGGTGGCGGTGCCGGTGACGCCAACTGGAGACGAACCCAGGATGGTGGATGCGCCGGTGGCAGTGATGGCCTGGCCAGCGAATGGCGTCAGTTCCACGAAGCGAACACGACCGCTGCTCTGCTGCGCCTGGATCGGCGTTCCACCCAGCAGCGTGTTGAGCGCCGACACCAGGCCGGATAGGTCTGTGGTCGCCGTATTCAGCGTCAAGGGGTAGGTCGAGGCGCCCCGAACCAGGTTGAAGCTGAGCGGCGTGACGTTGAAGTCGTACCGACTGGGCGCTGCCGAGCCAGTGAGCGTAGAGGCTGTGCCCGGGTTGGCTGGCACTGCTGGGCTGTATGGCGTGTAGGTGTGCACGACGTACAGGCCGGCATTCGCCCCGGCGACCTCAATCAGCATGCCCGGCACGGGATTGAGCATCTCAAGCGGGCCACGAATGATGTCGCGCCCCGCGCCGCCGTCGACCACCGTGTAGGTGTACGGGGCGAGCGCGCGGATGATGATCCCGTTGGTCCAGTCGGCCGGGAACTGGCCGGATCCGGCCGGCACGCTGATCGTGTCGTTGACGAACTGATACGCCGAGGCGGTAGCAGACCGAGTCAGGTCGGTGGTAACGGTCAATTCAAGACCGGCAGAGCCGCTGGAACTGGCCCCAACCTCTGGGGCGTTGAACCAGTTGATATGCGCTGGATCTGCCGACAGGTCAGCGCCTGGCGGATAGATAGTGAAGGTGGCGTCAGAGCCCAGGGAGATCAGCGGAGTTTCGCCCACTTTGACCTTGGACAGCGGGATGTCGTACTCGCCCTCGCCGATGTAGAGCAGCATCTCGACGCGCTGGTCACGCGGGTCGACATGCGCGCGACGGGGCTGGGCCAGGTACGAACCGTATGTGCGCTGGTGGCCCGCGATCTGGCGCACGGGGTCGCCCAGTTTCACCTTGTTGCCCTTGGCGCTCGCCTCCATCAGCGGGTCGCCCTGCTGCGTGCCGCCATTGGACGGCATGCCGGGCATCTTTGGCATGATGGCCTTAAGCACGGCCTTGGCGCCCTTGAAAAGCGCGAAGGTGATGGAGAACGGGTCGGTACCCTTCGGCTCGCGGTAGATCTGTAGCAGGTCAGAGGGCTTGAAGGAAACCTTGTGCCAGTCGGTCTGCTCGATGACCTCATCGTTCAGCACGGCGCTGATCGGCGGGCTTTCCCGGCGCTCATACGACGGGGCCTGGCTCTTCAGCCACTCCTCGATCGTCTGGCGGCGATCGGTCTTCCAGGTGCCAAGGGGCGCTGTGTCACTGAGCTTGCTGGGGAAGAATTCGACGGTCACGATAGTAAACCACCCTTGGGTGCGCGGCTTCGAAGTCGCCTGTTGTCCAGAGGCTTGCGCCGCCAGGGTTTGTGTCCAGCACCTTTAGTCGGCCTTCGCTTTCCACGACCACGCCGACATGCAGGCACAGCGCGCCGCGGAAAACGGCTGCAATGGCGCCGGGTTCTGGCTGGCACTCCTCCATGCCTTGGCGCAGGTCGTGATAGGCCTCGGTGTTGGCCCTGAGCTTGTTCTTGCCCACAGCGCCAAGGCTTGGCAAAAGGGGAAGGCCGAACACCTCGTGACGCACAGCGATGCACAGCCCCCAGCAATCGAAGGCAAAAGGCCCCCGTGCACCCTCGCGATACGGGGCGCGCTTAAATTTCTCGATCATGGTTAGGTGTACTTCAGGCCAGGAGCCAAGGTGGTGGTCAGGATGGTGCGCAGACCATTTGTGTTGAGCAGGTCGAAGAAGCCGGCGGTGAGCTTGGCCACGTCGTCTTCATACTCCCGGCTGAGCAGCGCCATGCGGTACCGCTCGCTCGGAAATGACAGGTCTTCGGCCAGGTAGCGGCGGAAGGTAATGATGAATCGCTTGCCGGCCGCCTTGGCCGCCTCCACCACCTCCTGCACCTCACCGGTAACGTTGTCCAGGCCAAGCACCAAGTTCTGGAAGGCGCTGTTGTCGTTCTTGGGAAGGGCGTAGTCCATGGCCATAGCGATGAAGGTGAGCGTTCGCCCGTCTTCGGTCGTGCAAACCCTGTCCTCCCACCCAGAGCAGTAGAAGTGGGAGACGGTGCCGCCCTCCTCGCGCGCCTCGATGGTGTCGACCAGCTCTCCTCGGCCCGAGGCGTAACACTCCTCGATCAGGCTCATAGGAAGTACCTCGTGTACCACTTGTCCAGGCTGCCAGAGAGCTGGCTGTTGAACTGATCGAGTGGCATGCCTACCGAAACACCGATGTACTGGTCTTCTGTCAGGACAGGCCGCTCTTTCAGCTGCATCACCGCCGAATACCGCCAGCGGCTGACCTGGGTTAGGTCCGGCCCCTGGTAGATACCCTTGAAGTGCGCGATGTAGGTCTTGAACCCGACCGGCGTCTGCAAGGGCATCTCGAACCAGTCAAGGCCGTTGTTGATGGCCCAGACGTACCAGCCTTCGAACTGCGCCGCCTCGGCCTCGCTGAAGTTGAAGTTGACCTTCACCTCGGTTGGAACGTACCGGTGCCTGACTCGATAACGGGTGCGCCCAGTGACCATCGGGGTGGCCCGCATCGGGTCAACCGTGCTCAGGCCATAGCCCTCTTGGAGGGGCAGTGGCAATTCTGCCGGGTACTGAATCATTGCCACTCCTCGTTAGGTGCCTTGGCGGTTGAGGCCGTATGCGGATTCAATGGCTTGCGCCCGCTCGCCACCGCCCCAGATGTCAGCCACGAAGGCGTCGATCTCAAGCTGGCCGTTGTCGCCAGTGCGCTGGTCGACTGCGCCGGCGCGGGACCGGTCCTCAATGAGGTTCACGGTTACGCTTGTCTGGGTTGTGACTGGCGCCTGACTGCCGCTGGATGGCCGGGCGGAGACCATGGAGCCGCCGCCGGCAACCGATACCCGTTCGCCCGCGTTGATAGCCTCAAGCAGAGCCCGATTTCGCTTCGTTCCCTCGGCGTTAACTACGAACTCCTGGCCGTGCACCACGCCAGCGACCTTCTTGCGACCGCCGCCACCGGTGTAACCGCCAGACTCGAAGCCCTTGAATAGCGCAAATGCAGCCAGCAGCGCGGTACCGCCGACAATGGCTGCTGCACCGAACGAACCTACCGAAGCAACCAGGGCCGCCGGCAGCCAAGCGCTGAGGGTTGTTCCAGCCGCTGCGACTTGGGCTGTGGTGGTAGTGGCGGTTGCCGCCAAGCTGGACGCAGTAGCAACGCCGTCGGCAGCGACCTTGGCAGTGGCCACAGCCGCGGCTCCGGTTGTCTCTGCTGCCGTCACCGCCCCGACCTGGGCGATCTGCTGAGCCGCGACTGCAGCCGAAGTCTGCCCGAACGCCAACTGCATTGCCTGGTTCACACCCCACTGAGCGGCCATCTGCCCCAGGGAGTTGATGACACTGCCGAACAGGCTGCGGGTGACATTCGAGACCGATTCGCCGAAGGTCTGGCCGTCCAGAGTCATGCTCTCGAAGGCGCTGCCGACACTGGATTGGATGCTGCCGAAGGCGCCACTGAACAGGGCCTGCGTCTGGCCTGCCACGTTCGCCGCGCTCACCTGGAAGTTGGCGAGTGCTGCGTTCCAGCCATTCAGCGGGCTGGAGATGGCCGCGTCGTACTGGGCGAAGCCTGACTGCAATGCCTCCAGGCGCTTGGGTAGGTACTCCTGCTCCAGGTCGATCTGCGCCTGCAGCTCCTGCCGCTGCTTCTCCGTCGTGGCGTTGGCCAGTTCGGTTCTCAGCTGCAGGATGCGGTCGTTGGTCTGCTGCTCCAACTGCACGCGCTGCTGCATGCGCTGGGTTTGCTGGTCACCCATGCCCACGCCGGCGGCCGCGATGCTGTACTCGCTGCGCTGCGCTGCCAGCTGCCGCTCCAACTGCGACCGGTACTGCTCGGCCTGAGTGAGGCCTTGGGCGCCCTTGATGGCGGCGGCGTAGTTCAGCGAGGCCTGAGCCAGCGCCTTGCCGTATTCCTCCTGGCTGATCTTGCCCTTGCTTAATGCCAGGTCGAGCTGGGTTTGCTCTTTGGTAAGCGCGCGGGCGGCCTGGGCTGCTGGGTCATACTGGTTGTACAGGCGAGCGAAGGTGTTTTCCGCCTCGGCCACGCCGCGATTAACGTTCTTCGGCGCGGTCTTCTTCGCCTCCCGCTCCTTGATGTCGGCGATTTCTTTCTCGATATTTTTGCGTGACTGCGCGTACTTCGCTTCCTCGGCGGCAGTGAAAACGCCGGCAGCCACGGCCTTTGCCCGTGCCTTGTCGAGATCGGTCAGCTCTTTGTTCAGGCGCTGCGTCTGTGTGAGTGCACTCTTGTAACTGGTGTCCAGGTCCTGCAGGCCTTTCCGGCCCTCTTCCTGAATCCTGCGACGCTTCTCCTCTTCCTCGAGGGTCTTCTGGTTGACGCTGAGTATCTCTTTGCGCTTGCTAAGCTCCTGCTCAATCTCTGCGATGCGCGATTTAGTCGTGTCGTCCTCATAGCCGGTATTGAGCAGGCTGGTCCGATATGCAAGCTCTTGCTGCAATCGGGTAATCGCAGATTGCTCACTTTCTGCGCTCCGGCGCCCTATGCTCGCAAATGCGTCGAAAACCTCGTTCGTCGCATCTTTAATGTTGAGCCATCCGCGCTCGATAGTGCCAAGGTTTTCGCGAATCTTGGACGTACGCTGGCCCATTGCTTCGGCATAGGTACGCTCTGCAAGATCGGCAGCTGCAACTGCATTGCCCTGATCGGTGAGGGCTTTGATCTGGGCGTAAACCGATGCCGTCAGGAACCGATATTTCTCGTCCAGATCAAGGATTCCGGCAACCGGGTCCTTGCCCAGCTTGATGAATTCGGCAACGGTATCCTCGACCGCTTTTCCGGTGACCCTCTGCATCTCGACTGCAGTTGTGGTGATCAGCTTCAAATTGCCGCTGGTGTTCACCCCTGCTGACGTGAGTTGAGCCAGTGCTCCTGCCGCCTGGCCAAATGTCCCGGTTACCTGATCAGCGGATTCAGCCAGCGCGATCAGCTGCGCCTCTGATGCCTTTGAGAAATTACCGGTGAGGATGAGGCTGTTGCGAAGCGCGTCAGACTGTTCCGACCCCTTGTAGTACGCCAAGGCCAGTGCGCCGGCGGCAGCCGCGGCAACAGTGAACGGACTGACCAGGCCAAGGATGTATCCACCAAGAGCCTGCGCCGCTGGGCCGATGCCGCCGAACATATCTTTCAGCTGGCCGCCCTGCTGCAGCAGTACCGTGAGCGGGGCCTGCCCGCCCTGGAGGCTGACTGCGATGTCAGTGAACTGGGCAGGAACGCCGCGCAGAGCAGCCTGATAGGCCTTCGCCGACATTCCGGCTTTGTTCATGCCCTCGGAGGTTTCGCCGAGCGCATCACGCATGGTGTTGATGCGCTGGGTGTATTCAACGAAGGTGTCGCTCTCTACGATCCCGGCTTTTTTGAACTTGGCGAGTCGCTCCTGCATGTCGTCCAGACGACCCAGGGCTGCTGTGGTCGGATTGATCTGACCCAGCAGTTGGGTGAGAGCCTTGCGCTGATCCTCCAGGCTTCCAGATACGCCATCCGCCGATGCTGATGCCGCATCCCCGGCCCGCGTCATCCCCTCAAGCGACCCAGTCAGTTCATCTGCGTTGCGCTTGGCCCCGCGCGAGTCGATCGTTACCGCGAGGCGGGATTCCTGCGTCATACCTTTCTCCGGGCGTAAAAAAACCCGCCGGAGCGGGCTCTGTTATTTCATTGGCTCAATTAGGTTCCTGTAACACTCTGCGTAAGCTGCGTTCCTGAAGTCAGAGACGACTTTCTTCTTCCCCGCAGTGCTGACGGCAACAGGCGCGGTGTAGGCCTTCACGACCATCGCGTCCGAGAATTTGCTTTGGTCACCTACGGATGACATGGCGTCCTCCAGAAGATCACCATCCTGCCGGGCCTCCATAGCCTTTCCAGCCATTGCTGAAATTTTCTTGCAGGTCTCCTCGCTGCTCGCGGCGAAAACTTGCCCAGACAGGCACGCAAGGGCGGTGATCAGGATCAGTCGATTCATGGCTTCCTCCTTAAAGATCGCCCGAATCTAACACACCCCCGCCAGGCTTAGCGCTTCCTCGGCCCGCTCTTGCGCTCGGCTTCTGCCTGTGCCTTCTCGTGCTCCTCATCCCAGGCCTTGCGAAACTGGTCGTCCAAAGCAAAGACCGCGGCGTCGAACTCTTCGCGGCATATCGCCGATGGGTATCGGTCAAGGTACTCGGTGACCGACGATGGCGAGATTGGCGCCGGCGCGCCGACCATGCCGACGTACTGGCGAGATCGGCTGATGTGGGCATACGCCTCAAGGATCTCAGCGACGACACCGTCGATATCTGGTGGCTCCTGAGCCTTCAGCCCGAGGCGCTCGTGCTTCCAGCGCTTCTTCTCGTTCTGCGGCCCGGCCCACTCCCTACCCCAGAGATATGCCGCTACTGCTTTTCCGCAGTGGCTGCGGCCTGCTCCTCGACGCGTCGAGCGATGTCGGTGCCGGTGCGGAGCGCCAGGAAATAGACGCTGTTCATCTGCTTGATCAGCTGCGCGCACAGCTCAGGACTATAAGGGACAGGCTCGCCTGGCCGATCCTCCACATCCACACCCCTCCAGTCCTTGATCAGGTGCTTTGCTGCGAGCTCGATGAATAGGTCGTCATCGGTCTCCAGCTCGACATCAGGGATGTTGCTCAGGCTGAACTCGGTGGTGCCGACACGGGCCTGCTGGTTGATCAGGGCCAGGTGGCGATTGATCAGAGCCTGGTGCGACTTGTAGATCGGGCTGGCAATCGAACCAACGAGGATCTCGGCGCCCGGTGCGAACTCAACCCAGCGCGTGCCGTTGATGTCCAGCTCGGGCTTTTTGGCAATGGTAAAGGCCATGGTATTCCTCTGCGGTAAAAGGCCCGACGCACACCGCAGGGCGCGCCGGGCAAATGGTTAAGCGGTGACGGTGACAGCGCAGGTGTCGGTCTTGGTACCGTCTGCGTCGCTGGTGGCCGTGATGGTGGCGGTGCCCACTGTCAGGCCCTTGAGCAGACCGGTCTCGCTCACGCTCGCGATGGCCGGGGCGGAACTGGTCCAGGTGACTTGCTGGCTGGCACCGACCGGGGTGACCACAACTTCCAGGTCGCGAGTTGCGCCAACGGCCAGGCTCACGGTGGCCGGGGTGACATCAACCGCAGCCACAACGATCGGCGCCGGCAGGCGGGTGATGGTCGGGGCCACGCGGCGGGCGGTGTAGTTCAGCTCAACTTGGATGATGTCGGTCGAGCCGCCGTCAGGCCAGTCAGCGGTCACTTCCATCTCGGGGATCAGGAAGTTGTACCCGCCGTCGGCGTTGCCGATGGTGAATTCCAGGCTGATCGCGTCATTACCCTTCTGGGCTTTCCACAGCTCGTAGGCCATCTTCGACCAGCTGATGGTGATCGAGCCGGACGGGGTGAACGTGGTGGCGATGATGTTGCCCGGGTATGGGTTGCCGTTGCCGATACAGCGCTGGGTCTGCACGTTGTTGTCGAACTGCAGGTTGAAGCTGTCGACGCAGGCGTTGTCCTCGCCCACCTGGACGCCGTTGATCTTCAGGCCGCTGATGTCCTTGAAGCTGAAACGGCGCTGGCTGGCCTCGGGTTGGGCGTTGATGATGAACGACGTGTTGTCGCCCTTGTCGTCCCAGGAGCGCGCCGCCATGGTCATGGTGACCGTGACCTCGTTGTCGCCCGGGAAATCGAAGTTCATGTTGGCGACTTGAACGCCGCGGGCGATGGCCGACACGCCGATGTCGGTAGCGTAGGAGGCAATCGAGAAGGTGATACGGTCGTCACCCATGGTCAGGGTATTGCCCGCCCAGGCCTTGCCGAAGCAGGAGGCCATGAAATCGTCCAGCGCGCCAAAGCGCCACTTGGTTTCGATATCGCCGCCTACGTCCACGGTGGTCTGGGCGGTGCCCTGAGACATGCGGGTGAAGCCGATTTCGTTGTTCTCTTCCGAGTTGAAGGTAGGCATCAGGCCGTTGCTGATGCGGGTTAGCACCTTCCAATCACCAGCTGGCGTTACGCCTGGCGTCACCTCTTTGATGGAGGCAAGCTGTACTTTTGCACCGCTCGACATGGGTGTTTCTCCTATGAGTAGGCGTAAAAAAACCGCCATGTGGCGGTGGATGCTTAGGGCTCAGTAGGCCCGGTATGGAACCCGGACGTTGACCTGGTACCAGTTGTGTCCGTCGTCCCCTACGACCTGAGGAGATGCTTCGAAGAAGTCGAACGGCCCTTCCGGCGCGCTGTAGTGCTGGAACTGTGTGACCAGCGTGTCTACGGCTCTGGTGATGGCCAGGGTGCCGCTGTAGCTTGGAACGAACAGCTGGATGACGACGATGCCGGTCTGGCGCACGCACGGTCCGATTCCGACCTCTGGCGTGCTGCTCAAGCCCGGGATGTCCGCCAGCCTGGCCCAGATAGCCCTTCCAGCAGGATTGAATGGCGTATCGCCGTTTGGCTCTAGGTCAACATCTTCCGCCGGAATGCCGGCCCACTGCTGCATACGGCTGATGATGATGGCGCGGATCTGTTCGAAGGTCATGAATAGGCCTGCGTGACGCCATGGAAGCTGGCTTCGTAGATACCCTTCGGAGGCGCTTGCTTGGAATGGCCATCTTCGAGGGCCTGGGCATATGGGAGGTTGTTCTGGATGAACACCTGTGTGTACGGCTCAAGCCCGCTCATGGCGGACAGGCCGCGCTGGATCGTCTCGCCGCCGACCTTGTCCAGGTTCTCGGTGGTCGTGTAGACCGGCGCGCCAACACTCACGATGTTGTTGCCTCGGAACCGCCCGGTATCTACCGGCGACCGCAGGACGATCTCGTTGAGCATGGCCATGGCGATGACGCGGACGCGCTGACTCAGTGCCTCTTCGACCACGCCGGCGAACAGGCTTGGCGGCGTACTCCATCCTCGCTTGGCCATGGCTACTTCCTCAGCTGAATCTCGTAATGGGCCTTGGCCGGGTCAATGCCGGGGCTGACGATGCGGTATTTCACAGGCTCGCCTGTGATCAGATCGTCTGCTGTGATCTGGTGCCCAACTGCAGGCTTGTCGGTTACTTCGTTGGCTAGGCAGATCAGCAGAACGTCGCCCACCAGGATGTTCACGCCGTCGATGCGTCGGCTGTCGTAGCTGTCGAGCACGCCGCGACCGGTGTAGGTGACCGGCTGGGCAGTCGTCGTTTCGCTGATCGGATCCCGCACGCCAGGACCCATATAGGTCCCGGTGAATGGAACAACAGCATCAGCCAAGTCATCATCGAAAGCCGCAGCCAGGTCGATCTGGATATCTTCACGAAGACCCATGCCTACCCCCTTCTCACAGCAAAGGCGAAGGGGTTGCTGCGCCAGGGCGTTAGCAGCGCCAGTGCCAGCTGCACACAGGCTGGCTGGGCGGCCGTGCTGGTCTTGTCGATCGAGCCGAAGGTCTTGCTGGTGGATACCGAGCCAGCCTTGACCGTTTTGGCCTCGAGCGATCCCTCGGTCTGCTGTTGGTACAGCTTGCCCTGGGATGCGCACTTGGCCAGCCGGGCGCCGGCCTCCTTCACGTCGTCGGGGATGTCGTCCAGGTCGATGCCAACTAGGTTGAGCGCGGTCAGGTAGGCATTCGCCTCGAAGACCGCTTCTTCCTTGTCGGCGTCAGGCGCCCAGCCAGCCCCGAGGATAGAATCCACGTCGGCCACGGTGATGTAGGTAGCCATCCGGCCTCCGCTTGAGTTAAGTGGGGCCAAGGCCCCGGGATTACTGCTTGTCGAGCTCGGCGACCTGTTTCTGGAGCGACTCTTTCGAGGCGTTGGCGCGGTAAGTCACGCCGGCCTTGTCTAGGGCAGCCTTCAGCGCCTCGACCTCAGGGTCGGCGGCAGCAGCTTTTAGGGCCTCGATCTGCTTCAGCAAGTCGGCCTTCTCTTGCTCTAGGTCGATTACCTTCTGGACTTCGCCGTCGCGCTCGCGCTGCAAGCTTGCGATGCCGGCATTAACCGCTTCCAGCACCTGGAACAGGCGGCCGGCTGTTTCGCCAAGCTCACCCTCTGGGTGCTCCAGGCTCTGCACTGCGAACGATTCAACGATTACGCCAATGGCGGCCAGTTCAGCAGTCAATTGATCGACCACGTCCTGGCTCATCCCGCCAGCCTCGACAACAACGGCCACGGCCTTCAGTTCGGGGCGAATGGTCACCTCCGGGACGTCCTTGGCCTCTCCCTTGCGGCTGGTGGCGGCGTTGGCGTCGAGGATGACCAGGCCATGCTCTTTGGCCAATGCCTTCACATCTTCCTGGTACTGGTGGAACGGGCCGGCCAGGTACCAGATGTTGTTCTTGCTCATGAGCTTGTCCTCAGCAGGCCGGGCCATATGCCCAGCCCACCGTCAGGGATTACTTGGAGGCGTCACCGATCAGAGCTACACCGGCAGTGTGCTTGATGCTGGTGGCGGTCTTGTCCCAGTTCGTACCAGTGGCCAGTTCGGCATCGGTCGGAGACTTACCGCCGGCGGTCACATCCCAGGTGTAGCCCTTGAGGCCCAGACCGAAGGTGTAATCGGTCTGCAGAGTGGTCTCGATCCGCTCTTTGCCGTTGGTGGTCTGGACGTTGCTGATGATGTCGCGACCGTCGTGCACCAGAGCCGCACCCTGGACCAGGGACAGGATGATTTCCTTGTCCGGGGTGCCATCCTGCATCAGGGCCGGGGCATCGGTCACAACCGACACCTTGCCGAGAATGTCGATCACCCGAACGTTACCGGCCTGGAACAGTTGCTGCTGGTTGGCAAGGTTCTGGCCTACCAGCTTGTGGTAGGTGGTGCCCTGCATCACCTGGGTGACCAGGTTCTGGCTCGCATCGCCGAACTTCGCGTGAGCGTTGTTCAGGCCGGCGTACGTGATGCCGGCGGTGGCCGACACGTCGTTGACGGCAGCGGCCTGGGCAGTGATCGCGGCGACCAGGGCGGCGATCGCGGTGTTCAGCTGGTCCTTCAGCAGGATCTCGGCGAACGCGCGGGACGCGACCTCGATGCCTTGAGCGGTCGGGCGCTCCAGCCAGGTCATCTGCGAAGGCTCGTAACGGATCGGGCCGAAGCCACCGGCAACCTTCACCGAGGTGTTTTTCAGCTCAGTCAGGTCGGTGATCGGTGCGGCGCCGTTGGCGGCGTAGCGGTCCACTCGGCGTTGGGCAGCGGCCAGGGTCTGGAAGAACGATTCCTGCAGGAAGTCGCCGGTGAAGCCGTCCGGGGACAGCACAATCGCGCCGCGGCTGGCGGCGTTGAACGCAACGAGCATCTGATCCAGCGTCTCGATGGTCGCCGGCATGATGTATTCGTTGAAAACCTGCATTTGCGACAGGGACATGGGAGTATTTCCTTATTTCAATGGGAGGTCTGGGAACCGGCTGGCCAGTGCCGCCGTGCGTTCCTCTTTGGTGCCGCCGATGTTGCCTCTTGCGGCCCCGCCGCCTTTTCCAGCACCCCCGGCCCCGCCGCCGGATGCCTTGCTACCAGCGATCAGCGGGCCAAAGGCCGGATCGTTGGTGAATTCTGCTTTCAGCTCGTCCAGCGTTGCCGCTGAGAGCTTACCGGCCGCGTCGAGAACGACGACGGTGGGTCTGCCGTCGCGCTGCTCGACGCTCAGCCGGCGCTCGATGTGGGGAAGCAATGCCTTGGCGCTGCCAGGGACAGCCAGGGTGGTCGCGATCTCGGTAGCGGTGCGGCCCACGGTCAGATCCCGGATCTGGCCTTGCAGGGTGCTGTTGGTGCTTTCGAGCTGGCCGGTCAGTTCTGCCTCACGGCGCGCGTACTTCTCGGACCAGGATCTTTCGAGCTCCTCGACGTTGCCCGACTTGCGGGCCGCCTCTTCGCGCTCGAGGCGAGCGGTTTCCTCGGCCTCCTTGCGCGCCTTCTCGGCCGCCTTCTTCTCGCCGAGCAGTTCGTCGACCTTGGCCTTCAGGCCGGTGACGTCTTCCTGCTGCGGGAGCCCGTCGATGCCGAGGACGAACTTGCCGTCCTTCTCGACATAAAGGGCCTGGATGGATTCGTCGACGCCTTCGAGGCTGTCCAGTTGGAATTTCAAGGTCATTGCTGTCTCCCAGAGACTTGGTGCAGGCCCTGCCTGCGGGCATAAAAAAGCCCCGCACTGGGCGAGGCCTTGGAATTGCGCGCCACGTTCAACGAGGCAGCGTTTTGTGGCGCGGCAGCTCATAACGAAAAAGCCCCGGCGGATGCCAGGGCTTTCGTTGATGTCTGCAGCTCAGGGTTTGTCGAAGTCGTCTTCGAGCTTTTGCAGTACTGCATCTGCCATTTTCTTGCTGAATTCTTTCCAGGCTTTTCCGCCGTCAAAAACGCCAACGCCTTGGGCAAGATTTGCCTGATGCTCACGCCGAGCCTCTTGAATCAACTCCTTCGCGCTTTTTTCGTTGGTCGTCATGATCGCTCCCGACTGTATTTCAAGCCCACCCTACCGCTCAGAATACTCCAGAACTGGTGTTCAGCTTCTGACTGAGTGTGCTCGCGTTCAAGCTCGCCTCGATTGACCAAATCATACACACGTTTGATGGCTTCTTGCTCGACCTGGTCTGACAGCTTGTCGACGACCTCGCCACTTGGCCATCCCTTTTCAGCAACCATGGTATAGCGCAGGGTTGGGCCAACAGCTCGCAGCTCATGAAGACCAATGTAGGATGCCAGCTCAACATCCTCAATCGAGAACGGGCTATTGCCCGGGTGATTGTGCGTGAATGTCGTCCCCCTCAGCTTGCCAAACTCGCTCTCTGGGAAGCCAACACGATCAGGCTGGCCCTGGCGCTGAAGCAGGATCGAGCCGTCGTCACCAATGAACGCCCCCGTTTCCAGTGCGTCCCCACGAATCCGATTTTCGATCTCGACTGCGGCACGCCGCGCAGGCGTGGAGACATCCGGTTTTCTGATGGGATAACCAATGTCATACACCGTGAACTCGCCGGTCGGTTGCCTGAAGGTAACCGCTTCGCGTTGCCGCAGCTGCTGTAGGGTGAGCGTCTTTCCGTTGTCGTCTACGAACTTGTCCAGCGTCAGCTCGCCCTTGCTGAACAACTCATAGCGGGCCGGGCCGAGCACGTCCTTTTGGAACGATGCAGGCTGCCGCGCCAGCCATTCGCCGTAGCTCGTCTTGCTGCTCACCTGCTCGACGCCATTCGGGCCAATAGCCGGCCTGGTGGAGCCGGGGACTTCGCGGGCGAACTCGTCTTTCAGCACCGGGATGAGCGTGGTCCGGCATCGCCAGTGATACGGCGGCTTAGGCCCATCCAGCGGAATGATCGTCTGGTCGATGCTCATGCAGAACAGCGTTGTGCGGCTATCCAGGGTGGCAATCCGGCGCATCCCTTTGAGGATGTCGTCGTTGTCCTTGAGCACTTCCACGCGCGCCGTGGTGGCGATGTGGTTGGTCATGGTGTTGACGAGGGCATGCGCCTGATCGCGCTGCTGGACGCCCAATGAGGTCAAGCGGCGACTGATTTGGCCGGACGTCTCGCCCAGCGCGGAACCCATGCGGATCTCGCTGATGATCTCAGCGCTCTTCTTGGTGCCGTATTGGTCGAGCGCGCCGTTGATGCTGATGCGCTGGCGGCCTTTGCCGACCTCCAGGTCGAGTGGATCAGCCAGTGCAGCCGCGGCGACCTGCTCGATGCTCGGCCTGTTCAGCTGGACGACCGCATTCACGACCTTGCCCAGCAGGGTCATATTGAACTCGGCCTCGTAGCCGCCGAATTCGGTCAGGTCGAGCACGGCCTGCTGCTTCATCTCGCCGTATACGCCCGCCAGCTCGCCCTGTAGCTCTTGAATCTGCTTTTCGTACCGTTGGGTGCCGTAACGGCTCAATCCTTCTGATACGCGCGATTTGGCGGTGCTGATGGCCTTGGTGATGAACTTGGCCAGGCGCTTGAGGCTTCCCCCGGCGTAGCGCTGCACGTGCACCTGGTGGCGAGTCGCCGCGTCGGACAGGTAGCCGTCACTGCTCATCGCCGCCCTCTCCGGTGTCGTTGCCGATCACCGGCGGTTGCTGGGCCAAGTCGTCGTCGATCAGCTCGTCAGTGCGGTCTGCTTCAAGCACGCCGCCCTGGCGCAGGTTGACCCGCACATCCTTCTTGGCGATGAAGCCCTGCTGCCAAAGCTGGATCTGCGCCAAGATGTCCTGGGCAGTCATCGTCTCGTCGAAGAACGATTGGTTGAGCCAGAAAACGGTACCGGCCTCGTCCGGCTCACCCAGCATGAAGCGCTCGGCGTCGAGGATGGCCCGCTTCAGGGCCTCGGACACGTTGCCAGCAATGGTGCCCAGGACACTGTTGTCCGAGCTGTAGCGGATGCGCACGGCCTCAGCAGTCTCGGCGCCACCCGCCTTCTGGACGATGCGCGCGCCGATCATCAGCATCTGTTCTTCCTTGTCCTTCATCAGCGTGCGGGCCAGTTGGCTTTCGGTTGCCTGGACAAGCTTTGCATCACCGGACTTACCCAGGTTGTAACCCCGCGTCGAGCCGATGTGCATGCCGTTCGGGTTCACCTTGGCGAACTCGTCGGCGGTGATGTCGGTCGTGATGAACAGCGTGGGCTGGCTGCTGATGAAGCCGCTCTCCTCCACCGTGGCGCTGTTGCCGTAGTGCAGGATGTTGACGTCAGCCAGGTCTTCCAGAGGCGACTTGTCGATGCTCGCGTCGTTGTTCTGGGCGCCGTAGAAGCTGAACAGGATGTGATTGAAGGGCTGGCCGTTCTTGTCGAGTGGCGCGACCTCGCTGTAGCTGTTGCCGTCTTCGGCGTAGACGCGCTGGACGTAGCGGCCCTCAACCAGCAGCAGCACGCGATATTGGGTGCTCGTTGTGCGCTCCAGGCTGTCCGGGCTGAACACCGACACGCACTCCAGCAAGCAGACATAGACCAGGCGCTTCACGCCATCGACCACCTGCTCGTCCCAGTCGATGATCGACTCGGCGCCGTAGTGGTGAATCAGCGCGCTGCGGCCCTGCATGTCAGCCATCGAGGACACGCCCTCAACCGCAGGGAAGTCAACGAGGAACCCGCCCCGGCCAGCGTCCAGGCATTCGCCCACGGCGTCCTTGGACAGCTGCTCCAGGCTGGTGCCGTCACCGCTGGCGTTCTCCTTGAGGTACTCGACCCCGGCGGGCAACTCCAGCTCTGCAGTCTTGCGAAACACCGCACCCAGCAGGCCGGTACGCGTACGCCCGGTGATGTTCAGGAACATCGCTCGCTTCTTGTACTGCTTGTACCGCGCCTGGTTCTCGGGAGACTTGTTCTCCGGGTCCGGCATCGGCAGATAGATATCGTGCTTGCGCACCTCGCGGGCGCCCGCCACACAGCGCTTGACCAGCTGCCAGCCAGGCAAGGCCTCCGAGTACTCTGCCCGGGGGAGGAAGTTAGGCATGGATGGCCTCAGAAAGTGAACGAGATCGGTACGTGAGTGACCGGCCTGCTGATCGGGTAGTCGTGGTGGATGAAGTAGCCGCCCGCGTCGTTCGCGTGGTCCACCCCGGACTTCTTGTCGGGCTCGCCGTTTGGTGCCCACACCTGCTGCTCCAGGCCATCCGCATAGGTCGGGCAGCGCAGCGGGTTGATTAGGTAGCGGCGCTCGCCATTCGCATTGCAGAACATCGCATTCATGGCGTTGATGCGGTCTTTCACCGGTGGGTTGGCGTCGGGCGCGATCACGGAAAAGCCTGCCTGGCGCAGGATGGCGATGTCCGTCTCGCTGGCATTAACCGACTTGCGCGAGCCGCCAGAGGCGTCGGGATAGATCCTGATCTCGCAGGTCTTCTCGTAGTCGCGGCCGTTGTGACGCCAGTAGCGCTCCTTGATGCGCCGGATCATGTCCGGTGTATCGAAGCCGTCGATCAGCTCATCCACCGCCCTTGGCTTGCCGTCTGGCCGCTTCACGTGCGTGATAGCCGCCATCTTGCCGACGTTGAAGTCCATGCCGATGAAAAGCGGCTCGCCCGCCTCGACCGTGTCGAAGCAGGAGTTCAGCTTGCGATCGTAGGCGTGGTAGATCGAGCCGGCGTTCAGGTTGACGAACTGGCCATTCAGGTACGCCAGGATCAACTGGGCCGGGTACGATTCCATCAGCGACGGGATGTAGTCCGGGGGCAGGTTCAGCTCGTTGTCGAACGTACTGGCCTGCACCAGGCCATACATGCCCTGCAGCGCTGGCTTCTCGCGCAGTTGCTTCACGAACTGCTGATAGACGAACTTGAACCCCTCAGGGGTCGTGGTCACGTCCACGCCGTTCTTCAACCCGGGCACGTTGTAGCGCATCCGGGCAATGATCTTGCGCCAGGCGTGCTCAGCCTTCAGCGCGGGCAGAACATCGAGCTCATCGACCAGGGCGTGCCCAATCTTGAAGCCCACGATGGTCTGCGGCTTCTCCATCGATCGGCAGATGGTCGTGCTGCGGTACTGGCCGCCGCTGTAGAATTCGACCTCCTTGTCGCTCTCCTTCGTCTTGACCTTCAGGCCCCAATCGAAGGCCACTTCCTCGATCGTCGGGAAGAAGATGTCGCGGATCTGCGGGTACGTCGGGGCGAAGTAGCCGGAGTCGATCCGGGGCCATTCCCACACGTGCTTGCACAGTGCCGCGCAACCTACCCAGGTCTTGCCTGAGCCGAACCCGGCCACGAAGCCACGGAACTTGTTCTCCATCCGCAGGAAGTTAGCCTGTGGAACGTTCAACGACGGCATCAGGCTTCCTCGCGTCCACCACGTCGACCTGCACACGGGTTGGCGGCACGTTGTCGTGGGGATTTTCGTTCTTGGTCTGGCGATTCACGTACACGTCGCCGACTTCCTTGGCGGCCTGCTCAAGGATTTGGAGGGTCAGCCCGTAGTTGCGCATCCCTTCGACCTTTTCGGCCAGCCTGCCCAGCGTACGGAGCCGATAGGCCCGGTTCGCTATGGGTATCTCGGCTGTCTCTTCGCGGAATCGCGCTCGAGTGTCTTCGAAGAGGGTCACCCAGCGCTTTGCCAGGTTGCGCCCCTGCCGCTTGGTTGGGTCATGGCTTTCCGCCGTCTGGCGACTGATCTCAATGCCGAATTCTTTGTTGACGGCCTCGGCCACCTGAGACGGTGTATCGAAGCAGGCCAACGCCTGAACGATGAAGGCCTTCACCTCGTTGCTCAGGGCTGCCATAAATTGGATTCCGTCAATTGCCTGTCAAACATCAAGCCGACTTAAGCAGGCAGGTTCCACAGGCCCTCGCAATGTTGATCTTGGCCACCTCAGGCGGCCGGCTTGCAGCGTCGATCAGCTGCTGTACGTCGTGGCTCGGACCATACCGGCGGACCACTCCGACGAACTCCTCGACGTCATGTCCACGCATCTCAAGCTTGGGCATGCCGTCATCGCCGAATGCCGGGGCACCGTACTTATCGAGCTTGTGGCCGATGTGATAGAGCTCGTGCTCGACCAGGGCGCAGAACTCGGCCTCGGTGCACTGGGCGCAGTAGTCACCCGCCAGGGTGATGAGGAACTGGGGCTCTTCGCCGAACCAGTCACGCATTTGCTGCTCTTGGCGAGCCTTCTGCCATCCGCCAGCTCGGAACATCAACTGCTCGGCCTGGCCAAGCACCACCCGCCCCTGCTTACCGAATCCGCTCGACGCCCACAGGACGCCGATGTTGGCGTCTATCAGGTGGGCGTGATCTGGGTTGTGGATGCTGCCGATGTCGGCGAGGATCTCGCTCTGTATCCAATCCCAAACACCGGTAGCCGGGCGTAGGGTTAGCCACAGTGATTCGAGCAGGTCAGCCGGCGGCATTGGTCTGCTCATAGATCACCTGCACCTTGAAATGGTGGCGCGTTGAAGGTATTGGTTGAGATCAGCTCACCCGAAAGGCCAATCATGCAGCTTCATTTCAGGCATCTCAGCGACGTTTCCACCGAGGACATCATCGCGCTCAACAATAACCCAGATGTCTTACGCCAAATGCCCTTGGGGCGTCCCGACTTTGACGAAAGCAAGTGCAAGGCATGGGTCGCTCAAAAAGAGGCCCAATGGGCTCTTAATGGATACGGTCCCTGGGCTTTTTTCGTGGAAGATGAATTCGCCGGCTGGGGTGGCCTGCAGCATGAAGACGGTGACGCTGATCTTGCTTTAGTGCTTCACCCGGATTACTGGGGGCTGGGTAGAGTAATTTTCGATGAAATAGTGCGGCGCGCTTTCCAAGAGTTGGGCCTGGACTCGATTACCATACTGCTCCCACCAACCAGAACTCGTATCAAAGGTGTACTTCGCCTAGGTTTTGTTCACGACGGAGACGTTGATATCGACGGTACGCCCTTCGCACGCTATCGACTCCTGGCAAGCACTAGCGCAAAAATCTCGTAACCTTTTTTACCTGGCGACCATCCTGTGCGTCTCGGCATGTGCATGCCCGTGCAGGATGGCGACGAGCAGCCCCTGAGTATCAATCGCCTTGATATGCGCCGTGCCTGACGCCCTGGTAGCGGCCACCACATCGGCCGGAAGCGGCAAGACGTGGCGCAGTCGCGTCACGTTGCTCATGCTGGATCTTCGAGGAACGCTACTAACGACCCATTATTTTGACCGCCAGAAGCTCAAGTGGATCAGTACCACCCATCAAGCGCACGAAGGCGCTGAAGCGCATGCTTGTACTGGCACATGAGGGCGTAGCCAGACCGGGCGGTTCCTGCCACGCTCTCCTCGTAAATTCCGTCACAATCCGATTTTACGTACCCTTTCCATTGGGACTGGGAGGCCTTGAGTAGGATGGGAACCTGCTCATAAGACGAGTACCTGTCGGGATGCTCAGTCATCTGCCGGGCCTTTGACATTTTTTCTTGGTACTTCGTCTCTACTTTCTCGTTTGCAGCGCGCACCATCTCGAATAGACACGAATCGCTGTCGTTTGTTGTACGAACCTCTGGGCTCCGTAGGCATTCTTGCCAGACAGCCTCTACCTTGGCAGCGAACTGACGAACTGCTTCGTCCAATTCTTCCTCGCGCCCTACATCAGCATGGGCAGCACCCATTACCAGCAGAGATCCAACACAAACTGTTTTAAACAAACGCTTCACAGGCCTCGCTCCTTGAGTTGACAAAACTACTGACGCTGATTCACCACTCATCCAAGGCGTGCAGACGCTGTATCTGGTGCTTGTACTCGCACACAGTCTGATAGTTAGCGCTCGCGGTCCCAGTTACCAGCGCCCCGACCACACCGCAATCCATCTTCACGTACTGTTCCCACGCCGCCTGTGCCTGCGGCAGCATCGCGGGTACGTCTTTCGGAAGCCAGCTCTTGTCGGCGTCTTCCTGAACGCGAGCAAGAGTCTTTAGATACTTTTCGTTTACTGCGTCCTTCGCGGCCTCTCGCATCGCATATGCGCACAAGCCGGAGTCATGTGTGGTTTTCGTCTCCGGCTTCTTCAAGCACTGCTGCCAATCGGCCTCCAGCTTCTCTGCAAGCTGACGCACCGCCGCGTCGAGTGCTGCCTCCCGGCCAACATCAGCATGGGCCATGCCCGTCGCCATCAATGCCGCTACGCAAACCGCCCTGACCCCACTTCCCATGCATCTCATTCCTTGAGTTGATTAGTAGCCGACGGCATCGTGCCGGAGAAGCAGGCGGCGCACAATCGCTACCTCGTTAACCTAGGGGGAGTTCAGGTCGACGCACCACGAAACAGCGCATATCGATTTTGTGGCGCGGCCTACTGCTTGCGCCGATCAATACCGCCAGGGCCATACCGGCAGTCCTTCAGGCAGTGCTCGCAATTTAGCGTGCGGCAGAGCCAGGCCTTCACACGCTGCCACCAGGTGACCATGAAGATGTGCCGCGCCCCAGCCATGGCCAGCGTGACGTGCAAGGTGAGCACCGCAGTGGTCTGGCCGAAGAACAGGCTTTGGTTGCGGGCCGTCACGACAAACCCGCTGATAGCGATCGCTGAATAGATCAGCTTTCCGATCACCCCGTCGCGCACCCTGCCGCTCAGCACGCACCAGGTTGCCCAGAAGGCGATCAGGCCGCAGGCGATGGTGTTGATGGTTTCAAGGTTCATGGCTGGTTGCCTCCCCCGAACCTCTGGCGGATGAGCGCCCACAGGTCAGCGGCTTTGATTGCCCGGTTGATGGCGGCAAGTAGGGAGCCGCCGAAGGTGCCGAGCAGGAAGCCAACGCCAGCTACGGTGTTCGGCTCGGTGACGCCCAAGTAGGCGCTGACCATGCCCGTCAGGTACAGGGCGCAGGCAACGCCGGTGATCAGGAAGATCATCCAGGCGCGCCAGTCGGTCAGGTCGTCTTTGTGCCACCAACTGGCGACTATGACCCCGAATAGGCCTGCAATCAGCAGATCAAGCCTGTCGAGCAGGCGATGAAAACTCTCCATGCACTCGACTCCGGGCGGCACGAAATAAATATCCCAAATTTGCTATACACATAGCAAATTTGCTGTATACTGAACTCGCACAACAACGAGGCGAGGTGATGAGTTACAACGAGTTCAAACGGTGGCTGAAAGCCAGAGGAGTAAGGTTCGAATCGTTAAACGGAACGAGCCATTTCAAAATCTACTTCGAAGGCAAACAAACGATCTTTCCGGATCACGGTGCAAAGGAAATGAAAGAAGGAACCCGGAAAGGAATCATCAAGCAACTGGGGCTCAAATGAGCCCCTACCACCGTTTAAACCGATTCATCGCCTCGCCTGGCGAACATCACTCAGAGAGCCGCCCGAGGGAGGGCTAGAAATGTTTGACTACCCGGTAACAGTGCACACCGAAGACACCCCAGGTGTTGCGCTTACCTGCGACACCATCCCGGAGTTCAACGCCGCCGGGGATGACCTGGGCGAAGCCTTGGCAGAGGCCGGCATCCTGATGCCTGCCGCACTTTCGATTTACGTGGATCAACGTCGAGCAATCCCGAGAGCGCCAGCACCTGAAGAGGGTCAGCCAGTAGTAGCGCTGTCCGCACTCACAGTGGCAAAAATCGAGTTGTGGAACTCGATGGTTGAGAAAGGCATGCGAAAGGCCGATCTGTGTCGTTTGCTCGGCGTAAGCCAGAGCCAGGGTGACCGACTGGTTGACTTCATGCACGGCACGAAGCTTGAGGCCCTGGAAAGCGCCCTGGCCGCGCTCGGAAAACGCCTGGTGGTGTCTGTCGAGCCGGCCTGAATTTGCGTGGGTCTTTCCCCACCTGTCCGCCGAAGACCATTCCAGCGCTGGCACCCTGATGCACCAGTCTCGCCGGTCCAGTCTCGCGCCATCCACCTGCATAGTGAGGGAGTGGATGCGCGGGCTGCCGGTGTTTTTCCGTACACCACACTACCGGCTAGCAGTGTCCAGGCTGTCCTGTTAGGGCCTGCCCTGGCTGCAGTTGCGTTTACTGCTGAAACAAAAATCCCGGCTCAATGGCCGGGACTCTTGAGGCCCTCGTGGGGCCAATAAAAAACCCGGCACTTGGCCGGGCTCTTTTGGGTCACTCCTCAACACGCGCAGGAATGACAGGATGCAAGAATTTTGTTGCACCGTTGCAGAGTTGTCAAGCGGCAGTTGCCATCAAAACGCCTTCCTCTTCCAGAATCTTGCTGGAGGCAGCCAGAGCCTCGGCCACCATCTCATCCAGCACCTTCTCGATGGCCTTCTTCCAGCGCCAGTAAGTGGTCCGGTTCAGTCCCTGCCCATCCCAGGTGTTGATGTCGTAGAACTCGGCCGGTAGCACGATCATGTCGGTGGAGCGCTTCACGTACTGCTCGCGGCGCGCCTGGCCTGCGTCCTCGGGCATCTCGCCGCCAGCCAGTTGCTTGACCACACCAGCGTGCAACGAATCGAACTCAGCACGTTCACGGGCAGAGCGGCTGGCCACCTCATTGCCGGACTGCGCCTGCACGCCTTTGACCGGAGGGATGGCCCAGGCCGTCACCGCCTTGTACCGGAACAGGTTCGGAGCCTGAGTGGCGATCAGCGGCACCAGCTTGCCGATCGCATCCACCTTCTTGGCCTTGTGGGTCGAGAACCTGGCCGTCAGAGCATTCCAGTGGCGGGGGATCAGCTTGCTGTGCAGGCGAGCGTGCACCCAGCAGTCCACCAGCATCGCCGCATCCTTCCCGGTGATCTCGCCCTTCAGCTTCGACGCCTGGACCTTTGGTTCGAAGTCGCCACCACCCACACCGCTCATGGTCTCAGCCGCCAGAGCGCGAACCACTGCCGATACCACGTTCTGATAGTTCATTGCCCACCCCCTGTCCGCTTGGCCTCGCTCAAAATGAATTCTTCGTAGCTGCGCTTGCGGCGCACTGCCCCAGCCCAGGACAACGCCACACCACCCACCACCATGAGGGTGGCCAAAATCAGGAATCCCCATGCTGGTGTCATGCTGCAGTCCTCCTCAGGTCTTTTAGCTTCTGCCTGTACAGTGCCTTGATGGCCTGCAGGTCTTCGATGGTGTAGCGCCGGGCTGATTGGTCCCTTTCCAGGGTCTCTACAGCTTCCAGGCCGATGCGCTCTATGAGGCCGATCCGGTAGTCCGCGACATTCCCGGACAGGTATCGGTTGTCGTGCTTCGACTGGGCGTGGCAGTTGTTCTCGTCGAAGCGCAGGTGCGGGGCGGCACCGGTGCTGCGATAGTGACCGGCATCTACGGCGTTGCCGTTCCAGTCGAGCGGTCGCCCGCTGGAGATGCAGCGATACCCCGCCAAACGGTCCCGCTCGCGGATATACGCGTTGAACGCCTGTTGGGCCTCCCGTAGGTGGTCACCCTTTGTCTTCAGCTTCTCACGACGCGCCTGGAGCTCCTGGCGGGCCTGCTTGGTGATGGCCCTGGCCGCGACCTTCTGCACCTTCGAATCCTTCGACACGGCCAGCGCACAGGTGATGCTGCACACCTTCTGCGTGGTCATGGACGGCTTGAAGCGCTGGCCGCAACCTGGTGCCTTGCACTTCTTCGGTTTGATCTCGGCTACGCGCATGGCTCGGCCTCCTGGGCTTTCTGCTGCTCGGGCTCGAAGTCGCCGCGCAGGGGTGACAGGCGCTCTGGAAGTATCAGGTCGATGCCCCCAGCATCCAGATCACCGAGCAGCAGGCCGGGGGCATAGCACATCCACGCACCTCTATCGCCGACGTTATGGAGGCCGTGACCAGATGGCATTGGAACCGTTTCGTCAGGCATGACAAGGCACAGAAGCTCAACACATCGGCCTACATTCGGGTTTTCTTTGCGGGGAGAGGCGATTACAAGCGCCAGGTCGCCCGGCTTGAATTGATGACTCATGCCGCCACCTCGCCCAGCAAATCCCCAAACACCACGCCGCGGGACGAGAAATCCGCCACCACCCGCTCGGTATAGGCGATGCCCTGCGCGCGGTTGAACAGGCTGGTCACAGGCATGCCATCCGGCCCGAACAGCTTGCAGTCGCCCATCATGTCCAGCTTCTCCTCGTAGGACAGGTGACGCATTACCCGGTACCAGGCCGCTTGGAAGTCCTGGTCTTCGTTCAGCAGGATTTGCACGCCGTGGTGCAGCTTGCAGTACTTGCGGGCGTCCGACGGGTCGCCGATCTGGGTCATCTCGGAGATGCGCTTGTAAAACGCGAACCACAATGCGTTTTGATCCAGGGTGCGGTCCTTGCCCGGGCGCATGCTGACCACTACGAACTTCTTGTCGCGGTACAGGCTGGTGAGCATGGTCACGGCCTCGGAGAGCTTGGCCTGGCAGTTGACGCTGATTTTCTCAGTCATGGCTTGCCTCCTTGACCATGGCCGCTTGGATTCGGGCGATGGTTTGCTGTCGCCTAGGATGGCGGTGTGAAACCTGCCCCCTGTCATCCAGAAGCCCGCGAACCTCGGCTTCGTGCATGATGAACTCACCCGCAGCCAACGCCGCCGAGCGCAGCGCCTCGTTTTCGGACTTGAGCCGATCGATTTCCGCCTCGGCAGAGATCAGCAGTCGAGCGCGCGCCTCGCAAAGATTGGTTAGGTGGTCGTTGTGGCCGATCAAGTCGGCTACCTCGCCGGGAGCGAGCAGGGCCTCGTGCTGAGCCTTTCCCCGGATCGAATCGATCCTTTCTCTGCTCAGGTTCATGGCGCCACCTTCAGGCCGTGAGCTTCGATCGCTGCAATGGCGTCCTGATCCTCCAGATAACCACCGCCTGGAATCTTTGCTTGAGTCAGGTCGATCACCACGGCCTCGCGGGAGGCCTGCCAGCCCCACCAGGCAATCGACACAGCGCCATGGGCCTCTGACTCGCCGGCCTTGGCTGCGGCGAAGGTCAGCGGGTACTTCTCGTTGAAGACGGCTTCGAACTGCTCGCGGCTGATGTCGCGCATCTTGTTGGTGTCCATCAGTGCTTCTCCTGCAACGCTTTGCCGATCTCGGCGGCCGCCTGCGTGATGACGCGGCGGGTCTCGATGTCGCCCAGACCGGCGACGTGCACGTTGAACGGCTCGGCGGTGAACTCGCGCTCTTGGTACACCTGGACCGTGTCGCACTGAGGGATGAACTGGATGCAGATGCCAAGCTTCATGGCCAGGCGCAGTGCATCGCCGTCGCTGCCCAGGGGATCCCAAGCGGCCTCAGACGGGTCTTTTTTGCAGGCCGTGCAGGTTGTGTCGCACCCCCAGTTTCCATAGCTGCGGACCAGTTTTTCTTCCGGGTGCAGACATACCCCCGCAGCCTTCGCCGCCAGCTCCAACAGTTGTTGATCGGTCACACCCCCTCCCCGGCCGGCTGCCCGGCGCGCTCGAACTCAACGTGATACCCGCGCTTCTGGCTGCCATCGGCCATCACGACACGGCGGTCTGCGCCCTTGGTCATGCGGACGATTTCCCGGCCTTCCACGATCTGCGCAAAGCCCTGGCTCTTGAGCTGGGCAACTGTGATTTCTTGTGCGGGGGTCATTGAGTAAGCTCCTTGGGCACGCTCACCTTCTCGCCGAAAATCGAAGCGACTATTGCTCGGCAAACCGAAACCAAAGCCGTTTCGCCATCGCCGGATGAATCTGTTTTCCCGTAGAGCTTTGCGTGCACGCATGAGCCAGCGCGCAATATTTCAACCTCGAAGCGGTCGATCAGCGGCCCCGCGCACTCCCAATCCCCCGAAGGGTTCCAGTGATACTCAGCACCGTACGCGCCGAGATAGCTCAGGCTGACAGCCCGAGGAAATTCAATTGGCTTAAGCAGGCCTCGCACCTCATGAGTGCAGGCTTCAACAACATTGATCTTGGACTCCAGGCCCTTGTATACGGCGCAGAATGTTGCCCAGTTCAGCTCAACGCCTTTCAGTGCAGCGGTTCTCAATTCGACTAGATCACGCATCACACTCCCTCCTTGCGCAGGCGGTGCGATTCGCCATCAAAGACCAGGCCTATGCCGCGGCCTTCGCGCAGGCGATCGACAGAACGCTCGCCCAGCACCTCGCCAAGGCGCGCGGCGTCGAGGTTGGAAATCACGATTGTCGGGCGCAAGTCTTCGTATCGGCCATTGATCACGTTGAACAGGGTGGCCAGTTCGTACTCGCTAGGCTTGGTGGCTCCTACCTCGTCGAGGATCAGCAGGTCAGGCTCTACCAGGCTGGCGAAGGCTTGGGACTCGGTGTACTCAGCCTTGTCGCCATAGCTGCCCTTGATGAACTGGAGCATGCTGCTGACGGTGCGGTATACGGCGGTCATGCTGGTGGTGGTCGCCACCTGCGACGCGATGGCGGCAGCCAGGTGGGTCTTCCCGGTACCGGGCGTGCCGGTCATCACGATGCAGCGGCCATCATCCCGGTGGCGGGCGAACTGGTCGGCGTATTCACGGCATCTGGCCAGGTTGCGCTCCTGTGCGTCGGTTTCTGCGCGGTAGTTGGCGAAGGTCTTGCCCTGGAAGCGGCGCGGGATCAGCGCAGCGCCCAACTTGCGCTCAAGACGTGCAGCGGCGCCGCGCTCCCATTCGGCCTTCTTTTCGGCAACTTCCTGGGCGTCACGGGCTTCCTGTGCGCACTTCGGGCAACCGCTCTGTCCGGACTTGCGGATGATCACTGCGAAGGGCCCATGCTGCTCGCACTGGCCTTCCTGCTTGGCGATCACGCCCATGCGGCGTTCGATGTCGTTCACAGCGAGATCGATGGCCTTAGAAATCATACGAACCGTCCCCGCGGGCGGTCATGCCCTGCGTGTAATCGATGTCTTGGAAGCCGTGGTGGCGGGATTGGGCTGACTGCTGGCGGCTATCACGGATTCGGTTGATCACCCACTGGGCCTTGAACCCCTGCCAGCCAGCGGACAGGGCTTCGGTGATCGCGGCGGTCGCGGTGACCCCGGCCTCGGCGCACTTGGCCAGTTCGACGTTCACGGTCGACCAAACAGTGGCGGTCACTGCGGCTTTCTTCGCCTTACGCTGGGCCAGCCAGTCGGTCAGAAGCTGCTCAGGCACTTGGTGGGGGTTGTCAGCCAGCAACTGGGCCATGCCGAACGGGGCTTTGCGCTCAGGCTTCGGCGGTTCGGTTGGCTCTTGGGGGGGATTAATCTCTTTCGAAGAAAGAGTTAATAGGGGTTCTTTCTTGGAATAGAGAAGGGAGTCGTCGGTTTCGGTCTGTTTCGCAGCAGATCCGATTCGGACGATTTGAGCCGAATCAGACGATATGGTCTGATTCGGATGCTCAACAAATACCCACTCCTTCGGGTCGCACAGGCCGATATCGCCACGGGCACCACCCTCACGGAACAGCACTCGGCGTCGCAGCAGGCTAGAGATAGCCTTGGAGACCGTGTCGGGGTGAATGTTGGTGGCCTTGGCGATGGCGGTGGCCGGGATGCGCTGGGCGCCCTCGTTGAAGTTCAGGGTGGCCTTGGCCACGTACAGCACGATCTTCATTTCACGAGCGGACAGGTCGATAGCCATCAGGCCATCCATCAGCTGATTGTCCATTCGGGTGAACCCCCTGGACTTGTCAAGTTGGATGATGTTTGTCATAGTTCCTCTCACACAGCTGCTGTACCGAAATCGCCGACCTTGCCCGTCGGCTTTTTTGTGCCCGGACTACGGGCTTTACTCTCGCTTGCGGAACGCTTGAATCGTTCCGCTCATGGCCCTTGGCCTGGTCCTTCTGGTCAGCTCCTGCTGAATCCCCAGCTTCGCCAGCTCTACCGAGGTCATCCCCCTTCGCGCCGCCTCTGCCTCCAGCAATCGCAACTCATGCGGATCAAGCAATTCATCAAGGTCCATGCCTTTCTGTTCGTCTGGCATATGGCCTCCGGTCCCTGTCGGGTCCCTGCTGGGTCCCTGCTGGGTCCCTACGGTTTCGCTTCAGGCCGCGCGGTCGTCGCGGATAGAATTGCCAACAAGATCGAGCAGCCAGGACTTCAACACCTCGCGGGCCAGCACCGCCTTTTTGGTCCCATGGATCTGGGCGGCGTACTCCAGAAGCCCGTCGTACTTGTCGTCCAGCAGGACCTTCATCTGGTTGATGTTCTTTTCACTGGGTCGAGACAGGTCGCTCATTGCTGTACTGCTCCTTGCGGTTGGGATGGGTTAGGCGGCGGTCTTGGCTGGCGCAGTGGTAGCCAGAAGGCGCTGAGCCTTGAATGGCTTGCCATTGGCCTTTGCCAAGACTGCGATTTTTTCGGCGTAGGTTGTTTCGCCGGTGTATTCGGTGCGCGGGAGGCAGCCAGCGGTGAGCCACTTGTAGACGGCGCGCGGCGTTTTCCCGCAAGCGAGAGCAACGGCAGTTACGCCACCTGCATCATCGATTGCCTTCTTGAGCTCCTGCATGGGGCCTCCAAACGAAATATGAACTGTCAGTACATATTATGTCGGAACTGAAAGTACATGCAAGCGCGTGCGATATTGAACCTATGGTTCAGATAGAAGAAATACGAGCGGCCTTCGCGGCGCGCTTGAGAGAAGCCCTGCTTGCCAACGATATTCCGTCGTGGGGCGGTGGTGCTCGCCTTGCGAAACTGGCCGGGGTCACACCCAAGGCCAGTAGCAAGTGGCTAAACGGAGAGTCGATGCCAGGCGGGGCCAAGATGCTTGCCCTGGCATCCGCGCTCAAGGTCCGGGTTGAGTGGCTGGAGTACGGGCGCGGCGGAATGCGGGATGGCGATCATGAAACCCTGAAGCCATTGGCGGCACAGCCAGCCGACATCCCCGCCTTCCCTACTGAGGATGACGAAGAAGACGCGTACGTCCACATCAAGCAGTACACCGCCCTTGTTTCGGCGGGGCCAGGTCAATCCAACGACCATGTCGAGGTTAGGGGGACGCTTGCATTCAAGCGCGAGTGGATCCGGTTCATGGCGCTAAACCCGAAGAACCTGAAGGTAATTTACGCGCAGGGTTCAAGCATGGAGCCAACCATAAGTGACCGCGACGTTTTGCTGATTGATGAGTCACACGTCGATCCTGTGGACGGCCAGGTTTTCGCGCTCTTCAGCGAGAATAAGGGCGCCATCGTCAAGCGTCTGATCTTCTCCGACCTCGAGGGTTGGATAATTCGCAGCGATAACCCAGACAAAGCACTCTATGCGGATCTTAAGGTGCCGGACGGCGAGATCCATGAGCACCGAATCCTGGGTCGCGTAATTTGGCGTGGCGGAGTCCTCTAGCCATGCCCCTAACCAAGACCAACCAAGAACTACACCGCGACCTCCAGGGGCTAGCCTCCGACCTGAAGTGGTCGGCGGTCGAGCTGATGCGCATTGCGGTACGCCTGAGCGAGGCCGGAAACGAGCACGACGCCCAGGCAGTGATCAGGATCTGCCAGGTGATGCAGGCTGGGGAGGATCGGTTGGTGGGGTATGGGGATGAGGTGAAGGTGGGAGGCATTTCAAGAACGCAGCCAGAAAAAGCACAGTGATATGGGAGCAGGTCAGCGGATGGCCGAGAGTGGGATCATCGTACTGGGCAAGGTATTTTGGCGCTCGGTACTGCTGTGATGCTCTATGCGTACACGCGGCAGGCCTTCGATGCTAGGTCTTGACACTCGGCTATCTTTCTGAAATCCGTTAGGATCTGTGTAAATTTTGTGGAAAACCGCAAAATTAACTTAACCTGCATTTATCGGTGCTCGTGTCAATATTGAACTTATCCACAGGGTTTTGTACAAATAGCATGACGGCGCAGGACCAAGCGCTGCATACAGGGAGGGTCTGAAATGAAACAGTTTATGACCACGCTTCAGGAAGAACGTCTAGGCACCTGGTCTGGCTATCCAGGCGTCTGATAGGGTTAATTTACCCGGTACCAGTTTTTCCAGCCTATCTTGTAGGCTGTATCCAAGCGAAAAATTAGCGTGGAGCTAGAAATGAACATCTATAAGCGCGATGAGCACGACGACCTGTAAGATGGTCGAACATCAAGCGAAAGGGGGCTAAGGCCTCCTTTCTGGTATCTGCGAGTAGGACAGCAAATCGAAATGGACGTATCTCCTCAGGCTTGTGAACTGGTCGGCAACCTTTTCTCTGCAGCATCCATAAACAACGTCATCCTGCTCGGTGGCGTTATAGCTACCCTCCTAGCCATCAAGAGCGCCAGGGAGGCGGCCGTCGCCGCTATCACCCACACCAGAGAAATAGCAAAGCAGACCGAAACTGCCCTCTTCATGTTCAATTCCCGGTCGGACGGAAATCTGATCGAGGGCTATCAGACGATCCGCGAGATCCATAGCTCAAACACTGACAACATTGTGAGCTATGCCACTGATGATGAAAAACGTAAATCAGACTTGGCAGACAAAATTCGGTACACATTGAATTTCTGGGAGCGCGTCTCGGTGTGCGTAAGCCACGGAATCTATTGTGAAAAAATAATCAAGGACAGCATGTACACGACGGTAATGGACATGTTCCAGCGCTCGCAGCCGTACATCAATGCAGTGAGAGTCGAGAAACGCTCTCAGACGCCGTATCAAGATTTCGAGGCAATGGTCACACGGTGGCGGGCTGCCCCTCTCCTAGCCAAGTAGCTTAAAATCACAGCTACGCCTCGCCAAAAAGCCCGCCTCGGCGGGATTTTTCATGCCTGTCACCCCCCCGTCACGCTTCTTGGCCAATATGACCAGGCCAAAGGGATTTGGCCCCATCTACAGAAAGCCCGCCGAGCGCGTGCTTTTCTTTGCCTGCGTGATGGCGGATGGCCAGAGTGGTAGGATGGCGACCTAACTCACAGGGAGGTCACCCATGATTCGCCAGTTCCATCGATTCCTTCTCGCCGCTGTCGTGGTCGTCCTGGCCGGATGCGCGGGAACGCCATTCACCTTTGGCCAGGCGAGCCAGGTCAAGGTCGGCATGACCGAAGACCAGCTCTACGAGATCATGGGCAACCCCTATATGGTCACATCCAGGGAAGAAGGCCAGATGTGGATCTACAGCCATGCCACCGCCTTCAGTGGCGCCAAAACCGTTTCCTTCGAGACGAAGGACGGCAAGGTGACCAAAGTTCCGTACATTCCAAAGGATTTCATCGCCAAGCCAAGCCCTGACGAGTGATTCAGCCGTCCCATTGAAGCCCGCCTAGCGCGGGCTTTTTTGTGGGCGCGAGAAAATTGTGTACTTTTGGTACTTGACGACTGTGAACCAGTGGTACATATTTACATCCATCGAGACGGCAAGCTACACAGCCCCTCGGGAGGCCCTCAAGCCTCACCGCTCTTTAAAAACCAGATGAACGCCGAGCTGGCCGATGCATAGCCAGCGGACGTACCGCGCAACGGTATGCAGCGATTCGACCTCATGTCGGCGCTGGGCACAGGACACCTCATTCGGAGGGCGTAGCTGGAGAGGCTGCGTGGTGGCGAGTAAGCGTTTGGCCTTGGGACCATGATCCCGTGTCGCGCTGGAAGCTACTGACGGGAAGGCGACCGTCGGCCTGTGCAAGAGAAGAGATTACCGGCCCGCCGAGTGTGGGCCGGATGCTCTCCAGGTGGCCCTACTTCAGGACCACGCGGAGAGCAGGTACAGCAGATGAACGAAAAACAGATTGAACGCTTCCGCCATATCGTTCAAGAGATCGCAACGGACGAAGGCATCAGCTTTGATGAAGCCTTCGCCATTGCTTCAAATCACCTTGCCTACTGGGCCAGCGAGATACCTAAAGGCCGACAGGCAATGGGTTGTGGTTCGCATCAGTCTTCGTATAGCCAAGCCGACCAGTCGGCAGACTGACAAATAAAAACAGAAGCTCCCTTGTGGGGAGATTGTGGGTTTGCAGCGTTTCGAACAGCGTCGCGAACTTGCGTGGCGTTGGATGGGTTTGAGCCGAAGTAGGTGCCGATTGGAAGCGCATACTTTTTCCCATCTGTGAAAGTGACGGTCCTTGAGAAGCCAAGAAGCTTCATTTTTTCATGAAGGATTTCATAGTTTTCCCCGTCCGCCCCAAATAGCTCAACACGCACTAAATACTGCGACATACCGATATTCCTTATCTCGACTGTGGATCCAAGATCCTAGCCCGCTTCCCTCGACTGTGGAAAGCGAGGAAACAGGGAGCCTGCCCCTGCAAAAACAGGCAATCACAACATCGCAGCCGATTCCCCGGTGCGCCTTAAGCGGGGCGCATCAGGGGGAATCCACTGGAGAAAATAGAAATGCCGAAATTCATCCTCGACTACATCTGGCTTTGCCGGCATTGCAGCCTTGATCTGCGCACCATTGGCAACATGCGATCCATCGTGATTCCGGCCCTGCACGAGCGCGCAGCCGGTCTTCGTCAGGCCATCAACCTAGCCTCGGATAGCTGTGCAGATCTGGAGCATGACGCTCACCTGCTTGAGTCAGCAGTAACAGCAGGCCTACGGCGCTGCGCACCACAGCCAGCCCAGCAAGAGCTATTCGCAGCATGACGACTTCACTGGCTGGCCTTGGCGACAGGGCCAGACGGGAAATCAACCGAGGCCAGCGTTATGAGATTCAGACAGTACCTTCTGGCGCATGACTGCCCTCAATGCGGAGCGAAAGACGCTCAGGATGCATGGGGCGGAGCAAGGATGACGAGCTCCACATGGGGTCACAGCTTTGCCTGTTGTAGCGATGAATGCGGGCTGAAGCTTGCAAAAACTGTCATTCCTGATCAGCAAACAAAGGCTGGCAGGATGCGGCTCAAAAAGCTCTGGGAAAAGCTTGGAGAACAAGCTCAATACCGCCTTTCTGGAGAGCCTTACCCAGGTTACCCATGGCGGTGATTTAGGAACAACCAGCGCCACGTCAGCCTGACGAAAACTGCCCGATGCCCGTGAATGGGAGCAGGTGACCGAAGCCCGGACGGCAGCCATGTCACCTACGCGCATCAGTGGACAATAGATTACCCGGCGTACTCAATCGCACACACAGGGCAGTAATCAAATCCCGCAGGCACCAAGGTAGGGCAGGTAGCGCACTTTTCCACTAAATTTGGCCAGATATACGCCTTATAAACCTCAAGCTGAGCTCTGCTCAGGCTTTCTAGTCCTAAGGCCAGAATTTGACGACAAATTCCGGCAGCAGCTGGATGGCTCGCCATTTCCTCAAGGTGAGTAATTGCCGCTATGAACTCGTCATGACAGAGGCCATGCATCAAATCCATTTTGTAATGCTCCTGTGATTGATAGCAGCTAAGTATCACAGTGCCATCATGACATTTCAATGCTTCATGCCCGCCGTCACTCTCAGGAAAAGTCTACTCAGACGCCCTGCTCCCCATCGCAGGCTGCATCGGAGTGTGATCTGAATGCGCAGGCTGATGCGCAAATCGAACCTCGTTTGGCAGCTACTGAGGCATATCGAGTTAGGCGCCAATGCCGGAGATCAGCGCCGGCCAGATCACACTCCGATGCAGCCTTCATCGATTTAAAGCTCATCGACGTGAGTCTTATGCAGGTTAATGCTCACTGCAGTAAACATTAATCGACGTACACGCAGGCGAATCCGGGGCCTACCCGGCCAGACCAGATGCTTCCCGGGCAGCTCCGGGCGCCTGCACCCATTCCCTTCACTTCGACCGCATTGGCGGGTGCCAGGCTGGCTTTTCACGCCCAGTTTGGTCACTGCGCCTGGCGCCCGACCAATGCGGTTATCACGCGAGCAAACGAACATGAGCGAACTCGGATATTGCGAGGGCGATACCTGCGGCCGTGACGGCTGCGAGGGCGTCATCGAATCGCACGATGTGCAGAACTGCAGCTGCCATATCAACCCACCCTGCGGGGCATGCACCGCGCCACGCGGCTACTGCGAGGCTTGTGGCTGGGAAGAGTCGGAAGACCCGCCGCCAGCGCCTGAGGCATACAAGGGCAAGCCATGGCAGCCGCCAGAGCCGCGCCCGCTGGACCCTAGCAAGGTCGATTGGCGGTTCGTGCCTCACACCCACTTCTCGATGATCAAGGAAGGGGTATATCCACCGCACATGACCCGCGAGGAGGTTGAGCGCGAGGTCATTGGCACCTTCGGCGGCCGCTTCGAGCAATTCGGCAATGGCCGCTTCAAGTACATCGCATACACCGACTGAACCCACCACCTGGAGGCGACCATGGGCGCACTTCGAGCAGCACAGTTTGAGTACGACAACCGGATGCCGCCGGCGGTGAGCGAAGTAGCCGACGCGGAATCCACTTGGATCGACGACGGCATCGCTGAGCTGATGGCGCGCCGTGATGTGGTCTTCCAGCGCCGGATGCGCCCGAAACAGGGTGTCACCTTCGAGCGCTTCGCCCAGGCGGTGGATGAGTTCGTGATGGGCCAGCTTGGCTTGCCAGAGGTCAGCGGTTCGGTGCTGGGCCGGCTGGTCCTGGCGGCACGCTCCAAGGTCACCAGCGACGCAAAGGCAGCAGCCGACGAGATCATGAGCGTCGCCAGCCCCGAGGCAGCGCTGGAAGAGATCGCACGCCAGCTGCTCACCCCCTTCGCCAAAGAAGGGGTGCTGGCCCAGGCCGAGGAGGCTCAATGAAAAGCCCTCACGTACTGATCGACGAAGAGCTTGAGGCCATGGCTCACCCTGAGACGCCACTGTCCTGGCAGGCCATGGTCCTCAAGCTCCTCACCGAAATGCTGGCCGACCAGCGCATCACCATCGAAGAGTTCAACCACTACTGCGGGCGCCTCAACAAGATCGTTGATGGGCGCAAGGAGGTTGCATGAGTACGGCACCGGTTAAATCCCTGATTGACGAGCAGCTTGAGCAGATCGAGCGCAGCCTGGCGATCATCGGCGCTGGCCTTCCTCGTGAGTGGCCAGCGCAGAAACTGCCCCCGGAGATCGTCGCCGCGCTCAAGGCCGGACAGATCGCAGTGAGGCCGGCGCCATGACCATGGTTTGCGGAAACTGCAACCGTATCGGGATCCACTGGGTTGGCCCCTACGGAAATCTAACAGGAACTAAATGCCCGCACTGCGGCGGCCAGAATTGCCAGCGTGATGAGTGCTCCGAAGACGCATGTTCAGATTGCGGGGATATCGACTGCAACGGTCAGTGCGCTGGCGACGACATGATGGGGAGCTCTGGATGACCAGCTACCAGCGAGCCCGCCGCATCGCAACTTTGCGCGGCTCCTTCATCGCCCTCACCTTCTGCACCGGCTGGCTCCTCCTGAGCGCCCTGGCCGGCACCATCACCCAGTAACCACATAATCAGCGCCCACCGCATGGATGGCGCGGGAGTTTCGCATGTCCGCAGAACAGCAACTGATCACGATCGAGCAGATCAGCGAAGAGAACGCTCCAGCCATCTACGTGGCCGGTGGCCTGAAGCAATTCATCGACCTGGTGAAGATCGAGGTCGAAGGCGAAGTGCCCGACCTCACCACCCGCAAGGGCCGCGAACGCATCGCCAGCCTGGCCGCCAAGGTCAGCAAGTCGAAGACCGCTGTCGAGAAGCCGGGCCGCGACTACCTGCGCCGCCTGAAGGAAATGCCGAAGGTGGTCGAGGCCGAGCTTCGCGACTTCGTGACCAAGATGGACACACTGCGGGATGAGACGCGCCGACCGCTCACCGAGTGGGAGCAGGCTGAGGCCGAGCGAGTTAAAGGCCATGAGATGCGAATGCTTGGCCTTCGTGCAGAAGCCTCTGATCTCGGCTCCCTCAGCAGCGATGAGTTAATGAGCAGCATTGCCAGAGTAGAGGCCGTCCCCCTGGATGAATCCTGGGAAGAGTTCGCAGCCGAGGCTGGCCAGGCTAAAGATCAGGTACTTGCCGCGCTGCGCGAAGCCTTGGCGGCAAAACAGAAGTACGAAGCCGAACAGGCCGAACTGGCCCGCCTGCGCCGCGAAGCAGAAGAGCGCGCCGAGCAAGACCGCATTCGCCTGGCACAAGAAGCCGCTGTCGAGGCTGAGCGCCAGCGCGTGGCTCAGGAGCAGCAAGCCGAGCGCGACGCAGCTGCCAAGCGCGAGCAGGATCTTATCGACCAGGCGGCCGCGCAAGAGCGCGAAGCCGAGAACCAGCGCCTGCAACTCAAGCTGCAGGCCGAACAAGCCGAGCGCGCTCGCATTCAGGCCGAGGCCGACCGCGTTGCCGCCGAGCAGCGGATGGAGCAGGAGCGCCAGGACGCCGCTCGACGGCAAGAGGAGGCAACCGAGCAGGCGCGCCAGGAAGAACGCCGCCGCGCCGATGCAGCTGCCGCCGAGATCGTGCGCCAGCAAGAAGCCCGCGAGCGCGACGAAGCGCACCGCCGCAGCATCAACCGTGCTGCTCTTGAAGCTTTTATGGCCGAGGGCATGCCTGAGTCTTGCGCCAAGCAGGCGGTCAAGCTAATCGCTCAGCGCAAGATCCCGAATATCGCCATCTCCTACTGAGGTCGCCATGAGCCAAGCAGTAGCCATTATCTCGCAGGACATTTACGCGCAGCGGAACCAGTTCGCCAACGTGCTGACCGACCGCTCGCTGAACTTCGAGCGTGAGGCTGAATTCGCCATACAGGTGATCACCTCGAGCGAGTACGCCACCAAGATTGCAATGCAGAATCGGCAGTCGGTGGCTAACGCGATAACCAACATCGCCGCCATCGGCATCAGCCTGAATCCGGCCAAGAAGCAGGCCTACTTGGTTCCGCGCGACGGCCGCATCTGCTTGGACATCAGCTACATCGGTTTGATGGACCTGGCCATGTCGACCGGCGCCATCCGTTGGGCTCAGGCTGAGCTGGTGTACGCCGCCGATGCCTTCAGCCTGAACGGTTTCGATAAGCCACCCACCCACTCCTACAACCCGTTCGCCAAAGACCGCGGCGAAGTGATCGGCGTATACGTGGTCGTGAAGACTGCAGACGGCGATTACCTCACCGAGACCATGAGCATGGAGGACGTGAATGCGATTCGCGATCGTTCCAGTGCCTGGAAGGCCTGGGTCAGCAAGAACAAGTCCTGCCCATGGGTCACCGACCCGGGCGAGATGGCCAAGAAGACCGTGGTGAAACGCGGTTACAAATACTGGCCAAAGACCGAGCGCCTGGAGCAAGCCATTCACCACTTGAACACCGATGGCGGCGAGGGCCTGGCCAGCGTGGCTGGCTCGGCGCCTACCGACCCAGAGATGGTGAACAACTGGATCTCGCTGGCACAGAAGGCCGGGAGCCTGGAGGCACTGACCGACGTGTACCAGCAGGGAACCGCAGCAATGAGGCAGACCAAGGACGCGACAGGCCATGCCCGATTCAAGGCCGAGGTCACAAAGCGCGCCGATGCCATCAAGGCAGAATCGGCGCCCATCGATGGCGAATCTGAGGAGGTGTTAGATGGAGCAGCGTAGCGCTGAATGGTTCGCGGCACGCCTTGGGTGCGTGACCGCCAGCCGAGTTAAAGACGTGATGGCCAGCGGCCGTGGCGGCGCGCCGTCAGCTACCCGGAAGAACTACATGATGGAGCTTCTGTGTGAGCGCCTCACCGGTCAATCGGGCGGCGCCGACCTTTCCCGCAATGCTGCAGTGCAGCGCGGCGTAGAACTTGAGCCTTTTGCGTGCATGGCCTACGAGGCTGACAAGGGCCTGATGGTGGCTGAAACCGGACTGGTCATGCACCCGACCATTCCGGGCTTCGGCGCTTCGCCGGACGGTCTGGTCGGTGATGATGGTGTGTTGGAGATCAAGTGCCCGAACACAGCCACCCACATCGCCACAATGCAGTCCGAACGGCACGACCCGCAGTACGAGTGGCAGATGCTCGCCCAGATGGCCTGCACCGGCAGGTCCTGGGCAGACTTCGTCAGCTACGACGACAGGCTGCCCGAGCAACTGCAGTACGTGTGCCACCGCTTCGAGCGAGATTTCAAGCGCATCCGCGAAATGGAGGCCGAGATCAAGGCGTTTCTGGAAGAGCTCGGCGACCTGGAGAAGGAAATGCGCGAGCGGATGAAGGAGGCAGCATGAACCCATCAATCGACCTGGAGGCCGCACAAGCGGCCTTCTTGGCCTCTGGAGGCAGCATCATCGTTCTCGACGGCTTCCAGTACGCACCGCACCGCCCACACCGCGACCTTGAACAGGTACGAGCTACCCAGCCAAAGCCGCCGAGCCAGAAGGCCCTGAAACGGCAGAAGCAGCTGGCCGAGCTTCGGGAAATGGCCAAGACCATGACCTACGCCCAAGCTATGGAGCGAACCGGTCTGGCACAAACAACGCTGTACCGCGCCGCCCAGGACGGAGGGTTTGCGTTCCAGCCCGACCCTCGCCGTTTCCGTGGCGAAAAGAACAGGGCCTATGCAGACCCCGCCGAGGACAAAGCTCTTGCCGCCAAGATCGCCGAGCTTCGTGATGCAGGCCTAAACCGAGCCCAGGCCAAGGCCAAGCTGGGCATCTCTGACCGCAAATTCTGCCGGGTCATCCACCTATTCGGCGTCGAATACCCGAAGGTTGAGGGGAAGCGATGCGACGGGCCAGTTTGAAAAATCAGGTCCGCCAGCGCCGGCGGCAAGAACAGTTCCACCTGCCGCCAAGCGGCCTCTCGGAGCACAGACATGCAGAAAGCACCCTCTGGAGTCGTAACCCTGCCGGCCTGGATGAATCGGCCAGTGAAGAAGCTGTACAACACCCGCAGCGGCGGCCAGTACCGGCCTGACGATGTGGCCTTGGCCTTTGCGCTCAGCCTGCGCGTACACGACAGCGCCGACCACCTGCGCAGGCTGGCCCGCCGCCTGGTCGACAAGGTCTGTCTGGAGCATCAACCCAACATGAAGCGCCTGGCCCGCGAGCCGGACGACGCCAAGGTGTTTGCTGCAGCGCTCAAGATCATCAACCGGGTGTGCGACCTGCTCGACATCGGGCCGGGTACCACCTTCGTGCGCAATGGAGGCGATGATGGCTCTGACGCAGCAGCAGCGTGATGAGAAGCGCAGGGCCAAGGCCGAGCGCCTGCTGGAAGAAGATCTGCGCTTGAAGGTTCGACCAGGGACTAAGCAGGCCCTGCTGGAACTGATGGAATGGGCCGACATCGAGGAGCAGGGCGAGGCTATGACGCTGATGATTCATCACATCGAGGCGCTCGGGCATCACGCACTGTTCCGGATCGCGCGCCACGAAATCGAGGCTAACCGAGATGTGGCGCGCAGTGAGGTGCTACGTCTGAACGCTCGTCTACGTACTTCCCAGCACCTGGCCGCGATCTGCGGATGGGCAGATCTGAACGCGGGGCGGCTGATGGAGGCCCTGATCCACGGCATCCGCTCACTGGGAGAGAAGCACGCCGCCAAGTTCATCACACCGCCGCGGCATCAGATCAGCATATCCCCGCGCCTGGCCCTGGCCTTCGACCGGAAGAGCATGCTGATGATTCAGCAGGATCCGGGTGATGAAGTTATAGCGCCATGATCCTGTCGACGAGATCTCGTCCACGGGAGAACGCTGAGTTTTGCGCCTGATACCCGTCAGCATATTCACCGCGCAGGCTTTCCCTGGTTCCAGGAATCTCTTTCCCACCACGGAATATCGCAAGCGTCACCGAATAGTGGGCCATTTTACAGGCTGCCCTCTCTGGATGCGTCTTGATCGGCCCGGTTACTCGGGTCCTGATTTCATGATCTAGATAGTCTTCGAAGTTCTCGAGATAAGTCGGCTCGAATGACATGAAATCTCCTTGTGCCCGGCCCTATGCCGGTCACCCGTAATACCCCATCCCAAACCAAATAGCCACCATGCCGCATCCGGCCACGGAGGGCGGCGCATGCATGGAGAAAGCCATGAACGACGAACAACGCCACCAAGAATGGATCGCTCAGCGAAAAGCCGAAAAGGTCAAGCGCCGCGAGCGGGCCGCCGAGTGCTTGAAAGACCACGAATACACCGTCATTGCTGACACCGACCAGCTGAAAGCATGGCGTTGCAAGGCCCCGCGCACCACCAGTTACGCATTCGACATCCTGATCACCCGTTTCGGAATCGCCACGATCGGTGACATCGACGGCCTGACCTTCAACGTCGGCCTGTCCTACGGCATCGAGTTCCTGGCCGGCGACGACATCGGCTACTACATCCATTCGAAGCTTGAAGAGCACTGCCGCGAGCGTGAGTTTGACGAGCAAGCTTTCCGCGCGGCACTGGTGGCTGGCGTATGCAGCCAGGTCTGCGAGCAAGTCGACGAGGACCAGTACAGCGCCCTGCCCGAGTGGATGCGCAACGACGGCGGGCGCCACGAGGCCGGGCGCTGGGACGAGCTCCGGAGTCTGGTTAAAGAGCGTCTCGCAGCCATTGAATATGGAGGGGACGGACGCGACTTCTGGGACTCGCTGAATGACCTCCTGAGCGAGGCCGAGGACATCAGCTACGTCGAGCAAGCCAGCATTTTCATGGGCGAGCACCACGAAGAGCTTGGCCTGGGCTGCGACTACTGGGAGATCACCATCGACAAGCCGCGCGACAGCCTGATCAACCGGCTTTATCTGATCAACCATGCCGCCAAGGCGATCGTCGCTCAGCAATCTGAAGCGAAAGCCGCCTGACCCGCGCCGCCCGCCAGCGCCTTCCCCTATTCAACGATAACGCCTCCCCGCCGAGGGCGGTACCTTCATCACCGGTCAATTTTTTGTTTGGTCCAGGTAATAGAGCCACTTCCATCCATCGCCGCCTCGATGGCAACTCGATATCGGGCAATCAATTTTCCCGTCTCATCACGCTGGTAATAGTCTCGAACGTCCTCACCGGTCGTAATGTTGATGATTCCATCATGGCTACGGAACTCATGCGCTTCAGGGATCCTGAGAATAATTCGCACTACATCATGGATAACCAAGTTTCTTCCCCTTATCAGCTTTGAATTGAGCTGCAGATTGATACCCAACTTAAACGAATAACGCCACCCGGCGAGGACCGCCCATGTCTGCATTTCAGAAAAAGAACCCTCTCGACTTCAAAACCCAGTACGGCCTTGGCTTCGATCCGCAAGACGATGAGATCGTAGTGGACTTCTTCTGCGGTGGCGGCGGCGCCGGTACCGGGCTGGAGATGGGCTTGGGCAGGCCGGTGACCGTGGCCAAGAACCACAGCCCGGCGGCCATCAGCATGCACACCGCCAACCATCCGGCGGCGCGCCACTTCAACACCGATGTCTTCGACGGTGACCCAGATGAGGAATGCCAGGGCCGGCCGGTTGGCTGGTTCCACATGAGCCCGGACTGCACCCACCACAGCCAAGCTGCCGGCGGCCAACCGCGCAAGCGCGAGATTCGCAACCTGTCGTGGATTGGCCTCAAGTGGGGCGGGAAGAAGAAGCCCCGAGTCATGAGCCTGGAGAACGTGAAGCAGATTTTGCAGTGGGGGCCGCTGATCGCCAAGCGCGACAAGACTACCGGGCGGGTGATGAAGCTGGACGGGACCGTGGCTGCCATCGGCGAGCGCGTGCCAGTGCAGCAGCAGTTCCTGGTGCCCGACCCGAAACGTCGCGGCATCACCTGGCGCCGGTTCGTACTCCTGCTTGAAGGCATGGGCTACCAAGTGGAATGGCGCATCATCAAGGCCTGCGACTTCGGCGCGCCGACCAGCCGCGAGCGATTGTTCATGATCGCCAGGTGCGATGGCCAGCCGATCGTGTGGCCCGAGCCCACCCACGCCAAACACCCAGCCAAGGGCCAGCAGAAGTGGCGCACAGCTGCAGACTGCATAGACTGGACCGTGCCGAGCAAAAGCATTTTTGGGCGCAAGAAAGCGCTAGCCGAGGCTACCTTGCGCCGTGTGGCCAAGGGCATGAAGAAGTTTGTCCTGGACAACCCGCAGCCCTTCATCGTGCCGATCGCGAACTGGTCCGGAGAGCTGGCCCAATCTGCCGGTGAGCCGCTGCGCACCGTCACATCCTGGCCGCGCGGCGGGTCCTTTGCCATGGCAAGCCCGGTGATTCTTCCAGCAACACACCAGGGCGCCGACCGAGTGAACAACCCTGCCGATCCACTACCAACGGTAACTGCAGCCAACCGTGGCGAGCTGATGATGGCCAGCCCGGTGATGATCACTGCAGCGCATGGGCAAGGGCGTCCAGACGGGGTCCAGCGCTGGGGTGACGGATGCAAGAATTCGGCGGTACCACTGGGCACGATTACTGCCAGCGGCGGGCATGCTTTAGCCACCGCGTTCATGGCCCAGGCTAACGGCGGATTCAATACCACCCACGCCAAGGGCATGGGTGAGCCTATGACTACGGTGACCAACACCGGCAGCCAACAGCAGCTGGTCTGCGCCAGCCTGGCCACACTCCGCCGAAACTGTATAGGGCGAGCCGTAGATGAGCCCGTACCGACCATGACCGCCGGCGCCGAGCACCACGCGCTGGTCGAGTTCAAGCTGTCGCCGGAGCACGAGGAAGGCGCCCTGCGCGTCGCGGCATTCCTGATCAGCTACTACGGCACCGAAAACACCAGCGCAGCCGACGCGCCAGCGCCAACGGTCACCACCAAGGATCGTCTAGGCTTGGTCACGGTGTTCGTGAAGGGCACTCCATACGTGATCGTCGACATTTGTCTGCGCATGCTGCAGCCGCACGAGCTCTATCGCGCCCAAGGCTTCCCGGCTAGCTACATCATTGACAAGGGCGCCGACGGCAAGCCGTTCACCAAGACCGAGCAGGTGCACATGTGCGGCAACAGCGTCAGCCCACCTCCGATGGCAGCCATAGCCAAGGCCAATGACCCATGGAGGAGACGTAAGCAGGCAGCCGCTGCCGCCTAATGCCCGTCCGCCCCACCTAAAACAACGTTTAGACGTTAACTGACGATCGAGGAACCAACTCGACCTTGACAAAGTCTTGGAGCATAGGGCTGACCGACTTCAATGTCATCCTTAAATCTCTTTGTAAATTGAGATCCCAATCATAAACAATTACTAGCTTCAGATAAAAGTCCGCAGGAGAAACAGCCACCTTTACAACGCGTGCTTCATTGATAGATTTTATCAGCAGATTCTTAAAACCTAACGGAGATCGAACATACTTAACCTCTAAACATTGGAGCCCTGAGTCTGTATATGCAGCGGCATCGTATACAACCCCAGTTCCACCCATTTTCACATCAGGCTTTACATCTACTCCAGCGAAGCGATCATCAATCCTAATGAAATGTTGAGTTAGCTCAAACAACTCCTTCATCTGTGAAAGCTTTTTTTGGTTTTTGGCGTGCTCAATTAGATCCAAGTCATTCCCAGTAGTTGGCGCTGCGACAGCAGTCGCAGTTCCTAAACCCTCAGAATCGACATATGGATCTGCACCTTCAGCGTTTAACGGAACAGGCGCGGGGCTATCAGGATGAAGAACAGGTGCATCGGCTGGATCAGTTTGACCCTCTGCAACAGGTTTTGGCTCGACATTTCGATCTTGCTCCCCATGCACGTCATTAGGTGCTTTTGCAACTTCTATTAATCCGTCTTGATCAAGACCAAAAGTCTCAGCTGATAGACGAACAAAGCTATCAAATGGACTTAGAGTCTGTAGAAAAGACTCATCCTTATTGTAATCCTTTGGCGCATATAGCTTGCCATGATGCTTGACAACCAGATAACAAAAAGTCGCTAGAATTAGTACAGGAAACAAAACTATGAACCAGATTATAATTACCCGCTCACACGGAATAAGTGTATTTGCCGTACTACCCAACATCCAGTTAGCAAAACCATAGATAAGAGAAATGAATAGCCCGATTATACCCAGCGGGTTGCGTGCGACATCGCCCAATTTCATGGCTTCCCACCTTGATACTCAACTTTCAAGACCAGCACCCTCTAAGGTTGCGCCATCGAAACGACATCATCACAAATGCATGAAGCTCAGGCAATGGTGCAGCTGGATTTATCAGCACCACTAAACCTGCAGAGCTTGCTCGAAAACGTGGCGGCCACCCGCACCACCCAGCTGCCCCCTCTCCCCTCTATTCACTGCCGCGATATGGCGGCCAAGGAATCGTCATGCCTGAAGAAATCAAGCTGATCCAGCCGGCGCCGGTCGTGCGCGACGAATACGGAATGTTCCAGCACCCTGACCTCCCTGACTTCGACGAGGGCGACGGCGAGAAGTGCAAGGCCTGGATTGCTCAGCAGGGCCTGATGCTCGTCATGGTCCATCTGGAGACCGAGGCGCCTGACGAGATCGCTGATCGGTACTACGCATCCGATGAGCCGCATTGCGGCTACTGGGAGCCCGGGAAACCAGAAGGCGACGGTTGGTTCTGCCTGGCTATTCACGACACCGACGACGGCCCTGTGTGCTGGTGGGCGCGCCGCGAGGTTCTGCCATGACCCGCCTCGCCCTCTGCCTCCTGCTGCTGGCCACCGGCGCCAGCACAACCGAGAACGTCATCGACGTGCAGCACGACGGCCAGCGCGGCGTCACCTGCTACCTGCTGAACGGGGTCGGCATCAGTTGCATCCCCGACAGCCAGCTGCAGGCCGACAACGAGCGCCAGCTCTCCCCGCGCGAAACCCAACCCGAACCTACACCCGCTCTGGCGCCTGGGCGCTGGATTGATGAGAGGTATCAGCTGTGACGACGTTCATCATGGAATACCGGGTAATCGGCTATTCGCTTGCGCATGCTTTTTCGACCAACCCCAAAGCAGGCAAGCGGATTTTCAGCGTCAGCTCAGATGACATCGGGTCAACCGACATCCTCGCTGTATTGGATGCCGCCCGCTCACCGGAGAATACGCCGGACGGCTATCGGCTGTTTTCCGTGACGGATCGTGATGCAGCAAAGGTAGCGCGGCCATGACCGGCCTGATTGAAGTGAAGACGGCCGACCTGGCCGGCGAGGCGCTGGGGTGGGCCGTGGGCAAGGCGGAAGATCTGGACGTGTTCCTGGCACCACCCGGCTACAACGGCGTGCCCTGGCGCGTGTTCGCCCGGTACCAGGGCCAAGCCATCGAGCACACCAAGCGCTTCAACCCGTGGGAAGACTGGGCGCTGGGCGGACCGCTGATCGATAAGTACGAGGCTGACTTTCAATGGGCGCGCCCTGGAATGCTGAGGGCCGTTGTTTCGGTCGGTCAGTCTGTCGGAATGGCTCGCGCAGAAACCCACTTGCTTGCCTCTGGCCGCGCAATCGTCGCCGCCACGCTCGGCGATACCGTCCAGGTACCGAAGGAGCTGATTCCATGAGGAGGCTGATCTATCGCATCAACCGCTGGCTCCCCCTCGGCAGCTTGCCGATCGCCCGGGTTCAGTTGGGCCGCAACACCTGCACCCTCTACAAGAACGGCTGGGTTCTGATCTGCGACGGCAAGAGCACTGACGCTCTCCCACTCAACTTCACCAGCCAGGCCTTGGTCGACGCTTTCGCCGCCGAGCTCGCCTAACCCCTCCCCCTACTACTCAAGCCCGCCGACATGCGCGGGCGAGGACGTTTGCACTCATGAAAACACGAGAGCTCACGTACGAGCGCCTGAAAGAGAAGATCCACTACGACCCCGAAACCGGAAAATTCACACGGACTTGGCCTGATCACAACCGCAAGGTTGGTCGACTCGACAAGGATGGGTACCTGGCTATCGCAATCGACCGAGTAAAGCACCGTGCTGGGCGCCTGGCATGGCTTTACATGACGGGAGAGCATCCAGACGAAAGCATGCACGTCGACCACATCAATCGCACACGCGATGACAACCGGTGGAAAAACCTGCGGCTGCTTACACCGGAAGACAATCGAGCGCATCGAGTTGTTACCAGGAAGCCGCCAGCGAGCGGTGTTACAGGCGTGTACTGGGATGGCCGCAAGAACAAGTGGGTCGTTCAGATATTTCGAAACCGCAAGGTTCACTACGGCGGTTACCACAGCACCATAGATGCCGCCGCAGTAGCTGCGGACGAACTTCGCACCACGCTTGATCAGCAAGCCGCAGCCTAACCACCAACCTGCCGCTACCGGCGGCGTGGAGACCCACATGGCGAATGCCACAGCAGCAAAGCCTTCAAGCATTCAGCCGCGGTTCATCCGGTTTGGCGATGCGCCTGGGTATCTCGGCATGTGTCGGGATGAGTTCAACAAGACGGTCAGGCCGAACGTGCGTGAATTCCCTATCGGAAAACAGGGCGTAGCCTTCGACCGCCAGGAGCTCGACGAGTGGGCTGACGCCTACATCGAAGCCAGGGCAATTGAAAAAGCCACCGGACAGGACAACAATCGGCCCCGCAGCGAGCGCCGAGGAGATGATACATGGCGCGAAAAACGATCACCGGCCTCTACGAGAAGGGCGGTGTCTGGCAAATCGACAAAGTCTACAAAGGGGAGCGAATTCGAGAAAGTACTGGAACTGGTGACCGGGAAGAGGCAGAGCAGTACCTGATCCATAAGCTGGAAAAGCTGCGACAGCAGAAGGTGTACGGCGTACGGCAGATACGGACATTCGAGGAAGCGGCAATGCGCTACCTCCTTGAGGTCAAGGATCAGCCATCAATTCACCTCACCGCATTGTGCATGAAGCAGCTACACCCATACCTCGGGCATTTGCCACTGACGCACATTGACGACCAGGCGCTGGAGCCCTTCATCCGGGACCGCCAAACGGAAAAGGTGCTGCCAGACGGTTCCATCGAGAAGGCGGTGAGCAACCGGACAATCAACATCGCGATCGAGCGCGCAGTTCGGGTTCTGACCCTCTGCGCAAGAAAGTGGCGTGATGATGATCGCCGGCCATGGCTGGATAGTGTGCCGATGCTGAAAAAGCTGGAGGAGAAGAAGTCGAGCCGCAAGCCCTACCCGATGTCATGGGAAGAGCAGTCGATCCTCTTCAACGAGCTGCCCGGGCACCTGCAGACGATGGCCTTGTTCAAGGTGAACACGGGCTGCCGCGAGCAGGAGGTGTGCAAGCTGAGGTGGGATTGGGAGATTTCTGTGCCGGAACTTGGGACCAGTGTTTTCCTGATCCCCGCTGACTTCGGCGGGAGACACGCCCGGTCGGGCGTAAAGAACGGCGACGAGCGTCTGGTGGTGCTGAACAACGTGGCCAAGTCGATTATTGAAAGGCAGCGCGGGATCAGCAAGGAATGGGTATTCCCATACAACGGCACCGCGATGCACCGGATGAACGACTCGGCATGGAAGAAGGCGCGGGTGAGAGCGGCGAAACTCTGGCAGGAGGAAAACCTTCGCCCCGCTCACCCTGGATATGCCTCGATCAGGATTCACGACTTGAAGCACACCTTCGGTCGACGACTGCGGGCAGCAGGCGTTACTGAAGAGGATCGGAAGTCACTGCTCGGGCACAAGAACGGCAGCATCACCAGCCACTACTCCGGCGCTGAGCTGGGAAAGCTGATTGAGGCTGCGAACATGGTATCAACAACGGACTCGCGTGGGCCGGTGCTGACAATACTGAAGAGGAAAATCGGATGA